TCAACTCGCCAATGGCGTTGTCTACGACGGGGTAACCGGGACCTATTCGCCGCCCGTCTATCCTCCGCAGGCTTTGACGGCTATCCGCTACGCCGAGCCCCCGCAGGCCCTCACAGGAGTCCGATATTATGCCTAGCTTTGTTTTTGGTCTCGCTGATTTGATCGCAGGGACCGTCGCCGCCGTCAAGGTCGATGCCTATCAGCCCAACGAAACCGGGGAATGGATGGAAGTCGATTCCGTTCAGATTGTAGACCTCCCCGCCAATCCCGACAACGCCGCTGAATATCTGTGGACTACGGAGTTGGTGGACCCTGCGTTGGCGGTGCGCTTCGCCCCGGTGTCAGCAGCAGGTGTGCATCTGACGCAGGGCGGAATTATTTTGCCGCCGCAACCGACGGAGCCGGGAATGTTCACGGTTTATGCAAATACCTACACAGTAGGGCTTGGTATCGTACCAAATGTACATTTCTCGGCCGCCGCTCCTCCTGGGGCCACCAACGGTAATGGCACTATTGTCGCCATTGCGGGCACCAAGACCGATGAAGAAGGCATGGCGAGCCTATTGTTACGGGCTGATGTAGGCATAATCACTCTCAAACTAGGGACTTTGTGGCGCTCGGTCAACTCAGCCGACCTGGCCGGCAAACAAGTTTATTTCTCTGCTTTGCAGGCGATCTAATTTAATACTTCATAGACCCCCGGCTTTGTACCACTATATACGTATAAGACTCAAAATTAATACAACCCCTACCAACAAGGATATACCGTAATGGCCAGAAAAAGGAATGCCCTGATTAAAGAGGCCGGATCGACCCCTATTCAGGGCTTCGCTCCGGATCCGACTACGGCCAACGAGTTTATCATCGGAACGTCCGCTGCAATCGATACGACCACCTGGATGGCCATGCGCTGGAGCAGCAAAGACGGATTTACTCCTGTCACTCGTAAGCTGAATGGTAATGCGTCTGGTACTACAGGTTTAGCGGGAGTCGACATCTTAAGAGCCGACGTGATCGCGGTTACGTTCACCGGCACGGCCGGCACTGTCGTAGAATACGAGCTAATGTAATGAGCTTCAGTAATCTAGGTTTCGGACCGGCTGGGTTTGGTTTCGGGCGTGGTAACCACTGGGGCGTCCGCCCTTATTACGTCACCGACCTCTTCAACCTCCTGCAAAACTCCCCGACGTACACCGGGGGTCCGCTCACGGCCACGGACTACGAGGGCAACCTCGTCACGTCTCCTGCGGGGACTCCTGCGCTTGAGGGTGGACGGCTGGCAACGACCGTGGCTGAAGGGGCGATGTTGGGGCCGGGCCTGGTAACCGATCCAGTACCGACACTGCCTGCCGGGGGTGCTTACGACGGCGATGGATCGTACACACTTACATCTGTGGCGGCGTTTCAGAGCCTTGTAGGAGCTAGCGTACTAGTCATTGGTAAATTATACCGATGTTCATACGAATACGAAACTGGATCTGTCGGAGGGCTTCGTATTAAAGCAGGGGCTACGGTAGGTGCAACGCGCACGACTCCCGGAATTTATACTGAATACCTAGTTGCAGCGACTACAACATATCCATCCGTGCAAACCACTACAGAATTTAATGGGGGGGTTAAAGGAGTATCTTTCCGCGAAGTCATCCCAACATGGCTTGACACCGATATTGACGGCACCCCCATCCAACCCTCCGTCAGCATTCCCACGCGGTCCGGAACAAAGTGGTTGTATCAAGAGCCGTTCACCAATCCCTTCGGCTATTCCAACTGGCCTGCGCGGACGAACAAGGTGACTTGCCGGAAGTTCAATCCGGTGGATACGACGAACCTCACCAAGAGTGGTGACGTTGCGGCGGTGCTGAGTGTGGTGGATGATACTGCTGCATTGACGGCTGCTGGATTGATCGGGGTTTGCACCAGTGGAAAGGTGTATAAGCTGGATAATAGTGCGGGGGTAGGCGAGGCGGCTATAACCCTCGCTGGGGTTACAGGCAACACTAATAGCCACTCAGCCCATATATATGCACGTGCGACTTCAGGTGCGTATTCCCTGTGTTATTCGTCAGAGTTAATTGGCACCACGCTAAACAATGCCGCATTTGAGCGGGTCATATACGAAAATAAAGTCCCGGCAAACGCAAGCCAATCACTAAAATTGCGCATGTCGGCGGGTGCCATCATCTACTTCATCCTCCCCCAACTCGAAGAAGGAGCCTTCGCTACCCCGCCGATCTTCGACCCGCTCAACGACAGCCTCACGAGTATTACCAGAGCGGCCACCAACCTGACCCTCCCGACGCAAGGTGTCCTCCCCGTGAATGACTTCGGGATTTGGGGCGAGGTGATACCAGGGGCGAGTGGGCAACCTGCATTCGCTATGTTCTTCTGCTCATATGTGGACGCAACAAATGATACCCGTGTTACTCAGCCCACGACTGGCGCTCAAGTCAGGCTTGAAAAGAAAATAAACAATACATCTTATGCAACAATAGATCTCTACTCATCAGCGAAAGACATCCCCTTCCAGTACCAAGCCTTCCAATCCCGCGTCTACGGCATGGGCATCCGTGTCAAGCAGCAAGGGGGCGCATGGTCAGCATGGACACTCAAGGACGATGCAGATGGCAGGCTCGATGCTCCGATAGCCGCAACTTATCAGGTGGGTGCGAGGACCAACGCGAGTCACTTCGCAGGCTACTATCCCGGCCTTGCGATAATCCAACACGCTGATCCGAAGGCTGAGTTGGAAAGATTAACCTTAAAGTACGGAGCCTAAAGACCACCATGAAGAGTCTATTATACCTCGTCGGGCCTTCGCTCTTTATTATCATCCTCGTGGGCACACTGAGCTCCTTAGCTTTCGCCGGGTGCTTTAGCAAGACCACGGAGCACTACATTAATAAAGTCGGGCCCATCAAGGCAGTAAGCCAGATCCAGGCTGACACCACCTTCAGTCAAACGGAGAAGATGGACCTGACTGTCTGCTTTTTGGCGGACTCGGTCGCCTATCAGAAATCGGCCTTAGAGAGTCGTTATGCGGGTGATTATGAACTCGCCGAGTTGTTTGCGGAGGAAGCCCTTATATCACTCCGTTGTGCTGAAATTCTGTTGGGCCGATAATAGCAAACCAAGGAGACCTCATGGCTACAACCACCGCCATAATTCACATTAAAACCACGCTCAAAGAGCTAGCCACCGAGTGCCTGACTCTATTGGGGGAAGGTGCCAACCCGGATTTTGACAACGAACTGTATGCATTCTACTACAATAACACCCCGGTACAAGGCGGATATATCCGCATACCCTGTGCCAGCCACATTGCCACGGCATTGCAGTGGATGCTGGACACGGCCATGACCTCGGACCATGCGGAGATTATCAAGGTTGAGTGGCTCGGTCAGGACATGGTTCAGACTGGCATCGACGCGGAAGGTAACCCCGTCATCGAAGAACAGCTGTTTCAGGTCGGCATGGAAGACATCCTTGGCGAGCAAGGCGCGGTGGTCGGTGCCCGACCGGTTTATCTGGGAAGGATTTACTAGATGATCACCAAGTCTGCAGGCGCAGCCCTTACTATGCTCGGACTTTACGGGGACGATGTCGCTATTGGTGGTTACCGGACCTGGAAGGCAAGGGACGCTGATAGGAAGAAGAGGGACAAGGCTCTGGCCAGGCTGAAAGCCTTGAAGCTAGAATTGGCTCCTCAGGAAAAAACAGGGTCGGAACAGGGTAAGGACAAAGTTCTTGCTCAGGCCCTGAAGCGGGCTCTGCAGCTCGGGGTCACTACGGTCCCGGTGTCCGTGCTCCTGCATCATCTCGCTCCCTCCGTGTCGTCCCGCAAGGACCTGGTCCGCATGCCATTGACTATGGCGGCCGGCGGGGCCATATCCGGGGGGATGATGGCCAGGTATAAACAAACAAAATCGAGGGGACCTGTCATGCCTAAAATTGCCAGTGACATGCTGCTTTATTCGACTCTGGCCAGTGGGGCTTTGCCTGGAGCCCGGGCCGGCGGAAATCCCGACGACAATCCCTATCTCAAGGACGTCGTCTATGCTCGGCACCGCCTGGCTCAGCAGGCAATCAAGGATGCGGCTCCTGCACCAAGAGGCGAACTTGCCAAGAACATGGCCCTTGGCGGAGCAGCCGGCGCCGCTATCGGCCCGGTGGCTACTCAGATTCTAGCACATCGTCTCCCCCCGTCAATGGCTGCAAAGCTTACAGGTGCCAATAAAGGCGCAATCGGTGCCGGACTCGGTGCGGGTATCGGCATGTACGCGGCCTACAAGAAGAAAAAAGGTGCCGATCAGGTGAGAGCCCAGGCTCAGGACTATATGTCTTTTTACCGAGGTAGGATTACGCCAACTAGCTATAAGGATAATGCAATGCCTATTACCAAGACTAGCGCCGATAGTATCGATCGACTGACCAAGCAACTAGCCAAGAGCCTCAAAGCCGGGGGCAAGGCCATTCCGGAAGCGGATAAGGCCTTTCGTGCCAAGCGGGAGTGGAAGCTCAATGGTGGGGAGTACAAATCCAAGTTAAACACGCTGAAGGCTTCCCCCAAAGGCAAATACCTCGCTGGCGCAGGAGCCGCCATTGTAGCTGGAACCGGGTTAGCAGCTCTGCATGCCAGCAGGAAAAAACGGGATGAGCTCTCCCCTAAGACTGCAGGCCTGTTGAGTAACCTGCTGAAGTCGGTGAAAAAAGCCCCACCCATTAAGAAGACCGTCAAAGTCAATACCCGGGATTGGCGTGTACCCGGAGTTCCGACCGGGTCTACGGCCGGGTCCTCCTTTGATGCAGCCGTCAGCCACTTTGACCCCCGGGCCGGCAAATTAATCGGTACCAAAGCTTAATCCGGTATTTACAGTGCCTAACCAGATTGCAACTATTTTTTTATAATGACTTCACATATTGCCCCTCTCTAACCATTATATGCACAGGGTAGTTCATTGCATGGAACTTACTGAGTCGGCTAAATATTTCAGACGTAGGAGAAAAGAATACAAAGAGAGGGGCCTTTGTGCTGACTGTGGAAAACCGGCGGCAGGGCCTTGGGTGCGTTGTGAACGCTGCAGAACTCTGCATAACAGCAGAAGCTTAGTGCATAAACAAGGTAGGATACAGAAGGGTCGATGTACTTCGTGTAATCGACCTCTTACCAAATTTGCAGATGACGGATTTACCACATGTTTGAATTGCCGAGAATGGCGCCACAGATATCTACAGTGGGTTTAGTTACTAGGGAGGAGGTGTAGTGGAACTTATTCAAGCTAGTATACCGAGGGACTGCGTGCTGTTTGACACGTCAGATTTCCATTACGGCGCATTGAATTGCAACAGAGATGCTATTCGGCAGATGGTTGCTGATGTAGCCTCCAAGCCAAATCACTTCATGTTTAATAAGGGGGACAATCTCGATTCTATTCTGCCGAACGACAAGAGATTCAATATCTGCTCTTCTGCAGTCAGGGAGAACATATTCACTCCGCAGGACCAGGCGGATAACCTGATTAAGGATCTCTGGGGTATTAAGGACCGAATCCTGGCCCTAGGGGCCGGCAATCACGAGATGCACCTGGCAAACATGGCCTCTTTCTCTCGGTACCTGGCTGACCGGCTGGGCTGCCCGGACGGAGGGTATACGTACAAGCTGATCTGTAAAGACCTCAACAAAGATCTGCTTTTCCGCATCTTTGCCACTCACGGTAGCGGCTCCCTCCCCAACTCCGCTCCCGACCTGGACAGCCTCGAAGGGAGACAAAAAGCCGCACTCCGCCGCAAGCTGGGTAACCTCCGTATGTCGGACTCGGTCTACGCGACGATGGGTCATACCCATAAGCTGGTTGTTTCCGAACCTACCGTCCGTAGGGAAATCAACCTCACCGACAACGGCCACAACCAGGTTGTAGCTCATGACGGACTTCGTTTTGCCCAGAACTCCTCGTTCATCCCCGAGAACTTCCGCTGGTACGGCTGCTCCGGCTCCTTCCTTAATACCTTCACGGCCCCTGGTCTCCACGCAGTTAGTTACAGCGAAGCAGGTATGTTCGGACCAGCACCAATTGGCTACATCAAAGTCCACGTACAGGCCGGCGAGATTGTACATGTTGAGACCGTCAGGCTGGCCTAACCCGGGGCCTCTAACCAAAGGAGCGTCACGTACATGATTCTTATTTCTGCTGGACATAACGAGAAAGCCAAGGGCGCGGCCCATAAAGGCTTCTCCGAATTCCCCGAAACATTGAACTGGGCAATGCTTATCCATTATTACCTGCAGGAAAGAGGTATGGCTAGCCAGGTCGTGCCTCCGGGTGGGCTTTCCGGGAAAGTCCGCTACATCAACGAAGCGCACAAAACTATCGGGGTCAGTATCGCCGCCGAGGTTCATTTCAATGCCAACGGGCGTGGTGGCAGCGAAATACTGTACTGCCCCGGCTCGATCAAAGGTCAGGCAATCTCCAATATTGTACAGGCTCAGATGGCTTCTCTCTTCCCGCCGGACCGTGGGTCCAAAGAGGGTTGGTACCAGATGGACCTGCCGGGCATTGTGGATTATCCCGGCGACGTGGATGGTGATGAGATCCTGGATTACTTTCTCCGCAAAACCCACTGCCCTGCCATTATCCTCGAGCCTGAATTCGTTTGCAATTTTGATCTGATTGAAACCAAGCGTGAAGAAGCCTGTCGACTGATCGCTGATGCTTTGATCACAGCCCGGGAGAGTATTTGCAATGGGTAATCAGTCTGTAATTGAGTCCCAGAAAGTAATTGCCTTGCTTCGAGAGCAGACGGACCTGCAGGAAAAAGTAATAGCATTGCAGGAGAAGCTCCTTCGCCTCCAGGAAAGAGTTAACCAGCACCAGGAGCATCCTTATTATGTGACGGATGTCTGGCCGATGCGATCTATCCCTCAGCCTAGTTGTTGCGAGAAAGTGAAGGTGTATGGAGGCTAAGAAGGAACAAAAATCTGTAGAGCTGAAATGCGTTGGTGTTTGTAATCAACCCTGTTCTGCCAGGCCGTCACTTTGCGCACTTATTTATGTGCCTTGTATCGAGAAACCGACAAAGGAGCTAAGTAGCGATGGATAAATTCGAACTGATTGACAAGATAGAGGAGGACATGCTTCAGCGTATTATGGAGTCTGGAGATAACGAAGGGCTGAGACTGGCGCACGCTCAGAGTTATAAGACCTTTGCCGAAGCCTTAGCTACTCTGGGGTACCAGGATGCAACCTACCCTCAGGACTGCGTGGATGCTACGTATGTGACTACTACAGTCGAAGATGAAGAAGAAGAAGAAGAAGGAACACCTCTATAACCGAGAAAGGGTATCTGATGTTAAAACGTATCATGAATAACCTGGTAACAACCGTAGGCGGGCTTATCGCAGGGGCCGCCACAGGCGCTGCTTACACGGCCTATAATGGCGAGTGGTCGAAGGAAGCCTTGGTTGCCGGAGCAGCCGTAGGGCTTGTCGGGGTAGTGGTTAAGGATCCTGAATGGGTTAAAAAACTGATGAATCAGAAAGGTGGAGTGAAATGAAGAAGCTTGTGATTTTACTGACTCTGTCCCTGCTCGTTATGGGCTGTTCGGTGCTCACGAATACCCATAAGTTCGTTCAAGAGAATGAGCAAATGGTTCACGTCATTACCAACATTGCCGTCGGGCGCTTTCTTACCGAGCACCCTACTTGGGCTAGCCCTACCTATAACATTACTTCGGCTGCCTTAGTTGCAGTGGATACTAGAGAGATCGTTTCTGTTGGGGATCTCGAGAAGTATGTTATCTCCCAGATCGATACCGACGCCCTTTCTTATGAGGAGCTCGATATTATCTACGGCCTTGTATCTGCTGTTCGATTGGATATTGAAGCTTATCTGGCGGACAGAGGTGTTTCCCGACCTGCGGATCAAGTCATGGAGGCGGCCAAGGTGCTGACCTGGATCAACGAATCGGCTAAACGAAGGATTTAGTTATGGCACATTCCGGCACTATCATTTATATGAGGTCAGTACCAGACCAGCCCAATAACCGGGCTTTGACCGCCCCCTTGCCTGCTAAAAACTTTGCGGGAGAAGGGGATTTTGTCCCTATCGAGTTTACCTGGGACGGGTCCAGTGTGCCGGCCCTGTTCCAGGGCATCTTCCCTCGGCATAATCACCCAATCGCCAGCTGCCGGCACGACTGGCGTTGTAAAAATGCCAAGAACAGCAAGGAGCGTAAGTGGGCTGATGGGGAGTTTCAGAAGGACGTAGGGACTACCAGTTGGTGGATTACAAAGAAGGTCGGATACTACGGCGTTCGTGTGGGGGCTTTTTTTGGCATAGGGGTCAATTATTAACTTTTTATTTACAGAATTAATCTTTTGTTATTAAAAAGTGAAGTCATAAACCCCATTATATTATAACTCCTCTGGAGTGTGCCGAGTTTGGAAAAGTTAAGCCCGATGACCCCGACGCCTTGCCCCTTCTCGTTTCGTAGTCCTCCTTCTACGGAGGAGGGGATTTTTTTACTCCTCCTTACTACTCCTAGGATTGCCGATGAGTGAACCCTGCCGACAAGAAGCCTCTATAGCAACCCTCACGGCCCAAGACCGGGCCCTTACTGAAGTACTACACGGCATTCAAGCTGAAGTGATCGGGTTTCGCCAGAACCAGGAAAAGCAGCTGGCTATTTTGACCCAATTGGCTGAACTCAGCGTTAAGAATCAGGTTGTACTGGAGAGTATGACTCGTATGGCTTATGAGATTGATCAAGTAGCTACTATGACTCGGGTCAATGCCGCTGAAATTGTCAGAGTTGAAAACTCGATGAATCTGAAGCTGGCTGAGTTGAGTAATGACCCGGCAAAAAAAACCCACAAAACGTGGTCGACTATTAAGGTGGCAATAGTAATAGCCGTCGCTAATGCAATACTCATCCCAGTAATCCTGAAAATAGTAGGCCCTTAACTATGATCACCAAGACTGGATTCAGTTTTGCAGCCCCAGCGGTTAAGTCTTTCGGTAAGGGTCTAGGGGGGGTTATGAAACACCCCCTGACCTTAGGTATTACGGGAATGGATCTGGCAAGCGGCAATCAATCTTTGACTGGGTCGGTGGTTGGAACTGCAGGGGGCGCAGCGGGGAGTTTGTTAGGAGAGGGGCTGGCAAGTAAGCTCTTCCGAGGCAACAAGTATATGAAGATGCTGGGGATGATAGCTGGTGGTGCAGCAGGGTTTGGCCAGTCTATGAAACTGAATTCGAAGTTACCACAGATCTATCAAAGAGCAGACAAAGTGTTACCCCCATCCCTTACTTAATTTTCTTACTTAATTTTTTTAAGTTCAATGACCATTATCTATTAGTTGAAACACTCAACCCGTCCTTACTTGTGACTAAAACGCAAAGGAGTTTCATATCATGGAAAAGATCGCAATGGTAAAAATCGCTGAAGTCAACGGCGTTCTCGCTGCCCTGGCCGAAGCTGACCTGGTTAAGATTGCCTCGGAAGAGGATTTTGGCAAGATCGCGGAAGCTATTGCTGCTGCCCTTCCTGACACCTACGACATGGATGTTGTCCTCGACAAGACCGCCGAAGTCATGGAAGTAATCTACGCCGAGTATGACAAACTGGCTGCTGAAGCCGGTTGTGGGGGTGAAGACGAGAAAGACGAGAAAGACGAGAAAGACGAGAAGGACGAGAAAGACGAGAAAGATGAGAAAGACGGCGAGAAGACCGCCGGAGTGACTGAGCAGGATTGCCTGGATGCCTACGCCGAACTCACGCTGATGAAGCAGGCCGGTGAGATCACCGACGAAGTCTACGCTAAGGAAGCAGCCCTGGTTAAAGGCGTACTGGCCGGCCTGATGAAGACCGAAAAAGTGGCAGCCGCCGCTGAAGTCAAACCCAGCGCTCTCGCTAAGATCAAAGGTCTGAAGTAAGGACACGTTCCGACTTACTTAGACTCGCAAAACTAGCAGGACAAACTTGGCCCCCTCGGTTCCCTAATAGCCAGGGGGCTTTGTTTTACACCTCCCAACAAGGTAACAGCAATGCCTGTCACTCCTCAAGAATCTGAAGCACTGGCTGAAGCTCTGTACAAAGCAGTGCGTCAGGCTAATAAGATTACCAATCGCATGTCGGTTCATGACATCGACTCCCCAGAGAAACCTACCTGGTCTGAGGTGGGACAAAACGATCTAAAAAACAAAATGCAAAAGCAGGCTGGACTTTCCGCCTTGGCGGGCCAGATGATCCGGGGCCTGGGCAATTATAAAGCGTCCCTGGGGCACGGGGTACAGGGTATTAAACAGATGGGTCAGAATCTCCTCTCCTCCCCTAAATCAGTAGGAAGCCTCTACGGCCGCTCTGTACAGAAGCAATGGGCTAAGGGCAATAGGTTCACCGCTCCCTTTAAAGGTATTACCTCCACAATTCGCTCTGGATTAGGTGCTGACCAGGCACGGGGTATCGGCGCCATTAAGTCGTTGACTACGAAAGGCACGGCTTTGGCAGGGGGTGCTTACGTAGGCGATAAACTCTATAGAGACAAGCAGGATTCCCTGCGTAATGTGTATGCAGGACTAGGAGACCAGAATGCCCGATAATAACATCACACAAGCCCAGGATCTTTCTCCCCAGATGCAGAGTTTCAACCAGAAGTTTGGTGAGACGGCATTCAGCATCTTCAGATCCAAATATCCTCAACTGCAGAATCATCTAGTTACTTTCAAGGTGATTGATTCTGACATTGACACCGGTTTTGCGATGGGGGCCTTCATTGTACAGAAGGGTGCAGACGTTGTCTATGTCCCGATTGTTCTGGCTGAGGGGACTGTGGCTTCCTGCGAGATGGTTTATTCCAAAGTCGAGGATACCCTCTACCCGTTGATAAAAGGCGAAGTTGATCGCATTCTTTCGACCAATTCTGTCGGAGAACCTACGGTGGCTAAAAAAGCCCCGATGGTAGAGAGCACAAAAAGCATCTTCCGGGGGATGTTCCGCCCGCCCAGTCGTTCCAATATCGTGTTGGCATCCAACAGCTCAGTGCTGGAGTCGTTGCCCAACAAAGCCAAGCTGGCTCTGTCCAAACATCTGGAAAGTAATCCGGATCTGCTGGCTAAGGTAGCCGAGTTCTACCCGGTAGAAGTCTTGGCCCGTAAACTGGTGCCGACTCAATCCAAGGTGGCTGCTCAAGACGGTGGCGATACGATGAAATTGCCTGAGCTGATTAAGCTGGCAGAGGTAACCTCGGAGGTCTCTCAGCTCCTGTCTTCCGATCAGAAATCGGATCTCCTCAAAACTGGCTACCTGATTACGACTCGTCCGTCTGGTGAACCGACCCGGGCCCTGAGCACGTCCAAGCTGGCAACTGAGACAACCACCAAGCTGCAGCTGACTGAGAAGGATGACAGCAACCCGATGTACGGCACGGCATATCTGCTGATGCTACAGGGTGCCGAGATTGTACCTGTCAAGTGTGCGGTGATCGGCAACACCATCCTGACTGAGAATGGCACCGTCCGGACATCGTATGGTGACAAGAACTGTGTCGTTCTTTCCGAATTTAAGGATGGGGTTTGGGCTTCGGACCTGATTGCCTTGGGAGTGGTTAAACCCGAGGAGATTAAGGGGGTCACCAGAACCCCTTCCCAGGATAATAGTAGCTCGGTAGAGGGTGATGGGTACTATGACAGCCTGCAGGTCTTCTACCCGACCAAGTCGGGCAACTTCAAGACGTACCGCGATCGGGAAGTTTCTCATCAGGGCAAGGGCGGGTATCCTTGCAATGTTGAGTGCCCGTCTGACTCAACGGTTCGCCGGGGTGACCTGATCTCTCAGAATATCGAGGGAGATATCTACCTCAAAAATGGAGACCCTTACGGTACCAAAAACTCTATAGGGTTCGTCAAGCATTTGAACAATGGATTCCTGCAGGTCAACCCTAAGTGCGTTGTCTTCCCCAAGACTGCCTTGGTGACCTTTGTTAAGGAGAATAGCCAGCGTTTCATTGAGTCTATATCGTCCCTGCAAAGCTTCCTGTTGAAGACTTCCCCCAAGCTCCGTTTGATTGACAACGGTGCCGGGCTTTCCTTAAACGATTCCTCGACTAAGAAAACTGCCAGCTTTAAGGACGCGGCTGAAGTGGCTCACTACGTGGCCACTCGCTACGCCATGGATAAGGTCGCTACCGAGAAGCTCTTCTCCGAGCGCGAGGTCATCCTGTTCCGTAAGCAGGCATTCGTCCCGGAATCCAATATGGATCCTTACCAGACTGCCGAGACCCCTGCCAACTCTTTCGGCACGACGGGCTACATGTCGCAGCCAGGACAGGGCGCTCTCGAGGAGGATTTTAATGTCGACCATCAGATGATGAATGCCTCGGCGGGCCTTAGGGATGAGGACATGTTTGATACGGGGATGCTGGCTTCTCTGTCAGGCAATAAAGACATTAAAGAGTTGCTGGTCGATATGATCCCTTCCTTCTCCGATACTCTGACCCAGCTGGGCCGCACGATCCTCTCTTTCGCAGTCTACAAGGAAGAAATGGAAGAATACTACGGACGTGAGCAGTACAGCACTCTGCTCGGCAATGTCCGGAAAGTGTTCCAGACATTAGGCACGGTCGTTTATGATCTTAAGTCTTACATTAATATGAACTGAGGTACGACATGGCTATTACAAAGTCCGCTACAGAGTTCCTAGCAAAAACTGCCGTGCATCCAATTTCTTGGCTGGGCGGAGGCATTGGTGCAATGCGAGCTAGTAACCTGACGGATACCGAGCGAGATGCACTGAGAAAAGAATATAAGCTTTCTCCTGATGCAAACCTGACAGCCCGAAGCGTAGGCCGGGGGTTGGTGGGAGGTGCCTTCTTAATGCCAGGGCTTGGTACGGGTAAATACTCCACAGGTAATGCTCAGAAAATTATCAAAAAGCAGCAAAAAGCCGAGTCTATTCAAAAAGAAGCCAGTGCCGCCGGCCTGGTTTTGAAAGGTCTGACTGGATTCGGCAAATCCCTGTCTTCTGGGGTTAAGGCGCTCAAACCTATGGCCGAGAACGTATTGCCAGCAGCCAAGCAGAGTTTGAACAAAGCTAAGATGAACGTAACCAAAACCCCCGGTCCTCACAAGCCAGGTAAGGTACTCAGTACCCTCAAGACCAACTTTAATAAGCTCGACTCGGGATCTCAGCAGGGTCTGCGCAATGTGGGTATGACCGCCGGCATCGGCGCGGCAGGACTCGGCGGGTACGCAATAGGCCAGGGTAAACAACCCATGTCCGACCCGGTTATGACTCTGCCTCGCATGTATGCCCGATAACCCAGGAAGCTCTGTAACTTGAATGCTTTTGACTTCGAGACTAAACCACAAGCACACCGTCGTCCACGAAGACTTCATTAAGTCCCGGAAAGACTTCAGCGAGTATACCGACGCTATGAAGGTGTACCGGGAGTTTTTGAGTAAGCATACCTGCTCGTCCGAGCCCCACCTGCATGCGTTTCTGATCTACAGGGACCCTATCCAGAAAGAAGTTGTCGAATCTTTACTTTTAGCTGATGCGGACCCGAAGGATATTATGGAAGTCTTCGGCATCCCCGCTGAAGTCATTCTAATATACGGGGAACTGTTTTTTGATACCACCGCTTTCCGTGCCAAGCTGGACAAAGTCAGTTACATAGAGCAATACCCGGAACGGTTCGGTAAAGACCTCAAATTGAGGGCATTTGCACTCGGACCTGAGTTTGTTTACTGGACCTACGGCAACGTGATCCCGAAGACGGATTCCCAGAGGGCCCTGGTGAAGAGGATGTTCATGACCAGCGCCTACCGTGCCATGGAAGCCACCTTCAATGGTATCGACAGCAAGATTACCAAGCAGGCCTTGGACTGGTCGAAGAACATGCTTAAGGCATACGAAGCCCTTGAGAAACTGCTCAGCCAGGAAGGTAGCACGGATTACTCTCTCACTAAGTACATCCTGGAGTTCAAAGTAGCCGAGCCCGTAGAAGGTGCCGAGCCCATACCGGAAGAGGATATCGTATGATGTTTATGGACACAACCACCAAAGATTTCGATAAGTTGGCCGAGGAAACTGCCAACCAGTTTCTGACTGAAGGCACTCCACTGACCGATGCCATTGTCAAGGTGGCTAGCCGGGAGAGTCTGAACCCGGTCGAGATTCAGCGTCTGGTGGAGAAGTCCAACACCACCTCCTCCTTGAAGATGCTGCAGGCATCTCTCGACAAGAAAGCCGAGTTCGACCTGGCTGATTATGACGACGTCCTTAAGAAGGTTTATGGCGGGTCTGCTCCTGAGCCCAAAGTCGAAAAGACTGCTTCAGAGCGTACCTGGCACCTGCCCAGCCTTCGTCAGAACCAGGAGAAGGACACAGCGTCTGCCAGGGTGACCTTCCCGGTTCTCGAAAAGACTGCTTCCGAGCGTACCGATCCGCCGCGCAAGCAGGTATTTACTCTGACCCAGAAGGTCGAGACTCTGCAGCGTCAGAAGATGGCGGCCGAGATGACCATCCAAGAGCGTGCAGACTATCTGGTTTCAGAGTTCAGCCGCATGCGGGGTCCTGACTTTGGCAAATTCGCCAACGAGGTCTTTACCCTGTACGGCCCTAAGTCGGGTCCGTTGCTGCAGAGCCTGGCCAGAAACCTACGGGAGCCGGCCGATTTCTCTAAGGTGGCGTCCCTAGTCGACGACACGACTAAGATCCACCAGGCTTTTTCCACTGCCCAAACCACTCTGGAGACTCTGATCAAGGTGGGTTCGGAGTTGGGACGAGTTAAGACTGAGCTGGACGAGGCTTGGAAAGCGCTAGGTAAATAACATGGCTATTACCAAGACCGCAACAGAGTTCCTGACCAAGGAAGCAGCAAGTATCAGCCCCCTCATGAGCTACGTAACTGGTTTGGCTAATAAGACTTATCGCGCTGGCCGGTGGGTGGGCAATCAGGGTTGGAGATTCGCCAACGGCCCGGCCAGGGGGGCGTATACCAAAGGAGTGAAGCCAGTCTTGACCGCTGGACTTAATGTCTCGAACGCCGTCGGTAGCGCGGTGGTGAACCACCCCAAAGTTGCTATACCCGCCTTGGCCTTAGCTGGCGTCGGAGCTTACAAACTCAAGAGCCAGATCAATCGAAACATTCTGCACGTCGATCCAAACATGGATGTGACTTCGTACCGTCCTAAGCCCTGGCTCGGGGAAACTCTGGGAAGTAAAGTACCTGTCCCTCTACCGAATCTATTTAGCGGGGTGAGGTACAACAATGAAGCCACTAAGAAATACTTTAATGCACAGAATCTTATCACGGGGTGACACGTGGCTATTACTAAGACCGCCGAACAGTTAATTACTAAGTTGGCAACCGCCAATGACCCAGCCTTTAAGGCGGCCATTAAGTCCAATAAGGAATTACGTGCCGCTTATCTAGCCGCTCAGGTAGCCAATGGTGGGAATATCAACTCCGACCAGTTGGCAGACCTAGCCAAAAAGCATGGGGTTAAACTGACTCCAGGGAATAACACCTCTCGCCCGAGGACCTACCCCGGGGGCCGCCCGAACTATGGAGGCTACGAAAGCTACAAAGGCAGCAGAGGCAGTGGTGGCTACTCACAACCTAGCTGGGAAAAAGGACCTAAAGGGGGCAAATCATTTTTATTCAGGGGCCCCTGGGTTCTAGGGGCGGGGGTAGGGGCACTCAGGGCAAATGGCCTTACAAAAAAGATAAAGAAGTATTAACCAAATTCTACAAGCTCCCTTCCAATGCTAATTTCGAAGCTCGTAATGCTGCTAGGGGGGGGGGGGTGGTAGGGGCTTACTTAGGAAGTGGTTTGGGTTCATTATTGAGTCTTTCCTCTAAAACCAGAAGACTTGCCCCTGCTGGTGCCATTATTGGAGGCTTAGCAGGGATAAAGACTGAAACCGATCGATTCTCTACAGGTAATGCTCGAGCCTTAGCTAAAAAACAAGCACTCAACACGGAGACTAAATAACATGGCTGATATCAAAGATCCCTTCCTGGTAGGGCAGGCTAAGACTGCAAGTATCCTTTCTTCAGTGGGGGATGGCCTTGCATGGATGGGCCAAGGAGTAAACTCCAAAGGGCTCCCCTTAGGTAAACCTGACGCTATCCGAAATGGTATGGCAACAGCCAGTACTGGATTGCGATTCGGAACCACCGTCTTGGCCCTGGGGGCTCTTACCGGCCTCCAGATTAAACAGGCCTACTCCAAAATCCAGAATGACATTCGCCGTAAGGCCTTAATTGAAGATCTGATCATGCACGATCCAATCATCAAGGAAGCCCCTCGTGAGAAGACTCTGGAGTACTACGCGACCATCTACAACATCGCCCCTAAAATCTCTTCGGAGAAGCCGGCAGTGCGTGAGCTGCTTCAGCACTTTGTCAAGTTCGGCCGCATTGATCTTCAAACCTTGAAGACCTTGGCCGAAACCGAGTCGAAACTGCAATCGCCGGCAGGGTCGGTTAAAGACATGATCTTCGGGTAAGGAGTACGACATGACGACTAACATTCCGCAGGATGAAGTATACCAGACGCTTGAAAAACTGGGGCAGGAACTTTACCGCCGCCGGCAACAGGCCAAGCAAGCTAAAGAAGCTGCCGAGGCTATTGATTACTTAATTGAGAACAAAGTCTTTAAGGACTAACTATGATTAAAATTATCAACCTCGGATACGAAGTTCCTGAGACTGGCGAGACCCGCGTCGATCTTCTTCACGAAGGTCTGATCAAAACTGCATCGAATGAGATCCAGCAGTACTGGGCTAAGCTCGACCGCGATCCGGACAAGGCTTATCTCCATGTCATCGCCATGACGGACTCCTCGAAATACGGCCCCAACAACAATGGCGACTGGTTCGAAGGGAGCGACCTACGGAAATACCATCCCACCTTCGTGGAGAGTGCTCACGTCTTCTTGCATCATATCAACAAGGATCCGAAGAAGTCGATCGGCAAGCCTATCTACTCTTTCTACAATGAGAACATGGCCCGTGTTGAGTTGATTCTTGAGCTCGACAAGAAGAGCTCGCTGGCGCAGGAAACTATTCGTAAAATCAAGAACGGAGATCAGATTTTTGTCAGTATGGGCGTTCACGTGGCACATGACGTATGCAGCATATGTGCCAACTCTGCCAAGACGAGACGAGAATATTGTTTTGTTGGCGATACGCTAATCACTATGTACGACGGTACGGTGAAACCTATTACTGACGTAGCTATTGGTGATAAGGTTCTTGACGCGCAAGGTAAAATTGTAGAGGTCATAGAGACTTTCAAAAATCACGTAATCGAAGATCTAATAACCTATAAAACTACCCTCAATGGGTTAACCTCCAAGACTACTAAAAATCATCCTATTTTAATTTCAAATAGAGAGGATTTTGGCAAATGCTTTTACCAAGTTAATGGCAATGCAGAAACTATTTCCTGCCTACCCTCGTCTAAGGCTAAATGTGTTGATTGCAAAAAAAATCTGGACATTCAAAAGGATTTTGTACCTGCTGGCGAAATTCGCCTAAAAGACATAATCTACTCGCCGTTTCACTCTAAAGAGTATTTTATTAGAGAAGATTTCACCGAGGAAGATGCTTGGGTTTTTGGATTATTCATGGCAGAAGGCAGTTATGGTAAACAGACTAGGGCAGACGGCTCTAGGGTTCGGGCCAGTTTGCAATTTACCATTAACGGAGAAACAGAGTCTGCTTTCGCTCAAAGGTTGGAGAAGTATTTTTGGGGTAAACATGGCAAAGAAATAAAGACATACCCTTCAAAGGGAGATAATAAAGCAGTAAGTATAAGAATTCACTCTAAAGATTTAAGTGAAAAATATTTCAATTTATTAGGTGAGTATGCAGATAAAAAAAGTTTGTCCGAAAGTATTTTCTTTTCTAATAAGCCTTTACTGTTAGCATTTATAAACGGCCTGTGGGATGGGGATGGCTACTCCCCTACAAGAGATGGCCGCAGAATCACTTCAAGGCTAAATAGCGCATCACAGAATTTAGTACACCAAACTTCACTGTTACTTAATATGTTAGGGCACGACTCCTATTTTTCTACCGCGATAAACGTAGGCGGTCCCAGTGATAGGACAAATAAGACGGCCGTCCATTACGTAGCTACTGACTATAGGCAGCCTTTATTGCTAGAGAAAGAAAACGGGCACGGTTCTAGTAGGGGGCGTACGGACACCCACCTAGTTGGGTACATTACAGACCTCTCTAAAGAGCAATACGATGGCTTAGTTTATAACTTCGAAACTACCTCAGGAACTTACGTGGCTAATGGCGTAGCGGTCCATAATTGTGACCACCTTAAGTACAACATGAAAAAAATCCTCACCGACGGGCGCCAGGTTTACGCCAAGAACCCGGGTCCGCTGAAGTTCTTCGATATCTCCGTTGTCGGCCGTCCTGCCGACCGGGTTGCCTGGGCCCTCGATAAGGCCGCAGCCGAAGGTGCCTGCACAGAAGACCTTATGGAGAAAGACTCGGCCGAACTCGGTGAGGACTTTGAACGTCATCAGGCGTGCCTCTCCGGACTCCGCAAACTTTCGGAGATGATCAAACAGATCGACGGCGATATTACTGAACTGAAGGACGGCGATGAAAACATTAATGTCCTTCGTCGGATGAAAGACCTAAAAATAAAACACTTGGATTACCCGACTCTTGAACCTAAGGACATGGACGATCTCAAGGTATCCCCGGGGTGCATGCTTCGTAGTATTCTCGGCCACGGTGTAGCTCCTTCTCTGGGAGAAATCGTGCACATGGCCGGGCGCAACAGGATGGGGGACGAGTTCAAGGAAGAGCATATCCCTGAAGTCCTCAAACTGGTACCTGGCATGCTGCGTCTGCTAATGCACAACCCGGAGCGTATTCTTCCTGAAATGTCTTCGTTGTACCATAACTATAATAATGAGCTGGAGAATCCCGAGATTGTTATTCGTATCTCCCGCGCAGTAGCCCCCGTCGCTTCCCGGCGTATTATCATGATCAAGAAGGCATGTGACATGAAGCAGCTGGAGAAGTTGGCTGCCCCGGTCCTGAATTCTCTCCCCGAAAACAGAGCGATTATCAACGTGTCCGGGGGGTCGGGGGTGAATAGCTTCGTACAGAATCTGGAGGGGCGTGCCTGGTCTCCCCACGGTCCTGGTATGGCGGAATCCTTCCATGTGGAAGGGCCCAACGGAAAAATACTCACGACAAATCGGGCTGCGGCTATGACCGCCCAAGATATCAACAGTGTTTCCCTAATAGCCAAACAGCTTATAGGTGTAGCGGCGGGGACAGCTGCCCTGGGGGCCGCCGTATCCGAGCCCTCCCTGCTACGCCTCCTTTTAACCGTGCCGGCTTTAGGTTTTCTGGCAGCCCATATGCTGAAGGGGTCGAGCCCCCAAAATGTCCGGACCATGGAGGGTGTGGAGATTCCGGTTGGTACCGTATTCTCTCAGGTGCAGGGTAAAACCGCATTGGACAAAACTGCCGGGGTGTCTGATATCTTCAAAGCTCAACCTGGGCATCTGGCCCCCCTTATGGGTATGGCAGTACCATCCGGACTAGGACTGGACTACCTGTATAATCGTCATATCAAATATCCGGGTGTACCGGAACCCGAAATGTATATGTCCCCTGCCCGGCGTCGTATTTATTCAGCGGGGGAAACGGTAGCAGAGCATCCCTTCCTGTCTTTGACAGGTGGGGCACTCGCCGGCAGCATCGCACGAGCTCAGATTCTAAGTCGCAAGGCACCTGGTGCAGCTGCTTCAGCATCTAAAGGAGCAGCTGCTTCAGCAGTACCTCCTGCTTCTCCAGTGACGCCGCCAGTTGTGCCGAAGGCGCAAGCACCTAAGGTAGAATCACCTATTAGTAAGTTCACCACTCTGAAAGCTGCCCTTCGTACCAAAGTTCTACCAAAGGTAAAAGACCCCCAAGACCCTTTGTTTGTGTGAGCTAAAAAAAGCGCCCCCAGCAATAGGGGGCGCTTCACTACTTTTGATCACGATAATCGTAACCGTCGTCATAGCCCTCTTTGGCAACCTCAAATGCCGCGAACAAAGCTACCACCAGAACCACCGCTTCGGCCACATCCCAAATTATACAATTCGGGAAAGGCCTTCTAACCCACAATTTTTTGACCATAAGCTACTCCTGGGTTGAACGGGCGAGATTACCCAGGAGGTTTATCTGTTAAATGGTTGGATACATCTTCTTATACCAAAAAAAATACTTATTTTTTAAATTCGTACTTAACATCCGTCTGCAATATCCCCACTATATATTAGTTCTGAATAAAGTTGCAAAATTCGACTGATTCCTAGACTTCAAGGAGTACATAAATGTCTAAAGGCAAAGGATCCATCCGACTTTCTGACGTCATCGAGCAGTTCACTAAGGTTGCAGAAGGCGAAGTAATTGACCCGGCTGAAGCGGAAGCGGAAGCTCAGGCCCAGGCAGAAGCGGAAGCTCAGGCCCAGGCAGAAGCAGAAGCTCAGGCCCAGGCAGAAGCAGGAGCACCTGCCGGCCCCGCTGAAGGCGAGATCGACCCCGAAGCCGCTGCCGCTGCTGAAGCTGAAGCTGCTGCTGGCGCAATGCCGGCCTCCCCGGAAGAGGCTTTGACGGCCGCCGCCGCTGAAGTATCTGAAGCCTCTGCTGCCAAGTCCATGGCTCTTGAGGAGCTTAAGCAGCTCGCTATTGCTGCCCAGGCGTCCGAAGAAGGTGCCATCATGAAATCGGCTCAGGAGTTTGGCGCTGAATTCGCCAAATCCGTGATTGACACTCTGGATAAGGAAGCATCTCTAAGGGAAGGCTTTGCTCGTACCAAAGAGCTGATCATGACCAAGAAAGCCAATGACGAAGCCCAGGACATTCTTCTTAAGATTGCCCACGAGGCTTACACCTTGACCAAGGTTGCCATTGCCGCTGAGCCGACTGAAGGTGATCTCCTGGGTATCTCCAAGGAAGCTTTCGAGTTGACCCAGGAAACCTTGCAGGCTAATGCTCCCCTTACAGAGGAGACTCTGCTGGGTATTTACAAAGAGGCTTATGAGCTGACCAAGACTGCTTTGGCAAAGTAAGGTTGACCCATGACCTCCCCCCAAAAAACCAAAGCAGTCGCAATGTTAAAACAGGCGGTGTACGTTCTCTCCTCGTTCGCCAAGGAAATGCCCGAGGCGACGGAGGAGGCCCCTGTACCGGTCGCTAAGATGGCAGAGGTTACTGTAGTGGAAGCCCCAGAAGGTCAGCCTGTAACTAGCGGAGGTTACTTTATTAACCTCCAAGAACTGCAAGGTATCGTCAATGCCATTGGTCATTAATCTTAAAGAAGCGGCAGCAGCCTTGCGGAAGATGGCAGGAGAATTACCTACGGATGAAGCCCCTGTTGCCGTGGAGCCCTCTCCGGTAGTAACTAAAGTGGCGATGCCTCAGGCCGATTCTGCTCACATACTTAATTTCATGAAATTCTACATCAAGGCTTCAAAATCATGACTATGATTAAGACCGCAGAGCTAAAAGACAGCCTTATCAAATTGGCCGAAAAGATGGAAGAGTATGTAGCTCAGATTGAGTCTGAACCTACTACAAAGCAAGAAAAGATAGCTTCAACAAAACCAGTTAATGATTTTGATTTCGGTAAAGTCAGTACCACCAGCAAAACCGCTTCTACCAATCCGATGCTCGATTTTCTGATGAGTTAAACTAGGTCCCCTTCAGGTCGAAGGGTTAAACACAAACAATACGTACAGGAGGTACATGCACCATGGCATATGAAATCGTTAAAGGTTGGCCTTCGGCTGGCTCCCTCGATGAGAAACTTACCCCGGCTGCAGGGCAGGTCATCGCTGCCGGCGATGTTGTTATGCTCGATGCTAGCGGCAACGCCGTACTGGCAACACTAGCCGCTGCGGGCACCAAAACCTGCTATCTGGTTATCGACACCGACAACTTCACTGGGGCCATTACCGCCCTTACTGGCCCGTTCATCGCCGAGATGGATACCGCCGATCTGGTCGCCGGCTCCTACGCTGTGAACGATCTCCTCACCTGCCTTGCCGCTGCCCCGGGTAAGCTGGTGGAAGTCGCCGCAGGCGAGCAGACCATCGCCAAAATCACCAAAGTCGACGCGACCGCTGGTAAGATTCGTCTCATCTGGCTCGGCGCTTAATCCGCCTAAATAAGGGAGAACCTAGATATGTCCTACGAAACCACCCAAGTCAGCGCGGAAGTTGTCAATTCCGCCTTCATCCACAAGCTGGAGTCCGGCCAGGTCAAAGAAGCACAGGAAGCCGGCTCCGCCTTCATTCGTCAGAAGCTTTATGAGGAAGGCATCCTTCGCCGTCTTTTTGAGCCTCGGACCCTTACTGCGGATGACCTCGATCCCGAAGAAGAAAACGACAAGCCGTCGATCCTCTGCGAGATCGAGCCGGATGCCCCCAGTGCCACCTTCGTGCCGTTCAAAGGTACCGGGGACCGCAAGTACTTCAACGGCAAGCGCTTCAGGACTTACTTCGGTAAAGTCGAAGCCAACCGCATGTCGAAGTCCAAGTTCGAGCTCATGACTATCCGCATGGATATCATGTCCTGGCTGAAAGAAAACCAGGTCAAGCAGATCCAGCAGGAAGAAGATTCCCAGTTCATGGGTACCCTTACGGATATCCTCGGGGCTGCCTCGGCTACCCAGACCGTCACCGCTGCGGGCACCGATACCTTCAAGGACTCCTTCGTCCTGGGCCTCAAAGGTATGACCGGCCTCCGTCTGCCGATGGGCAAGGTGCTTATGCACAAAAACACCTACCTCGACAGCACCAAGCTGAAGACTGAGGATATCGGCTTCAATCCTCAGGAGAAGCGTTTCCGCGACGGCGTCGACGGCGAGGATAGCTTCATGGGCTACCCCGTCGTTACCACCATCAAGGACGACCTGGTCGCAGAAGGCGAAATGTATTTCTTCGCTCCCGAAGATTACTTCCTGAAGTTCTATCTGCTTCAGGACGCTACCCTCTTCCTGAAGACGGAAGCGGACATGATCGAATTCTTTACCTACGAAGCACCGGGCGTGGGCATCGGTAATACCAAAGGTGTGTTCAAAGTCACTCTGGCTTAATCCGGGGTGACATAGTCTGGACTTGAAGGGCCAGGTCTTGCGGCCTGGCCCTTTTTTGCACTCATAAAGGAGCTCAAAATGTTGGAATATAAAAACGTACATACCATGCCCCTCGCAATTGGCTGGCGTCGCGTCAAAGTGGGAGAAACCTTTCGCGATGATCAGTTGAGTGAGCAGACCAAAGTAGCAGTAGGTCACTTCAAAACCAAAGGCTGGCTGGAAGTGGTCGGGGACCCGGAGCCCGTCGCTGAGCCCGTCGCTGAGCCCGTCGCTGAGCCCGTCGCTGAGCCCGTCGCTGAAGAAGACGAAGCCGTCGCTGAGCCCGTCGCTGAGCCCGTCGCTGAGCCCGTCGCTGAGCCCGTCGCTGAAGAAGACGAAGCCGTCGAAGGCATTGAGGAATCCCCTGCTAAGCGCACCCGTAAGCGTCGGTCTTAAACAGTAACCAAAGGCAAACTAAGTGGCACTTACTCTTGAAGAGATACGGTTGTATACCAAGGATGCTCCCGAGCTGAATATTCTGCTCGAAGGGGAGTATCAGTCTTCTGCCCCCTTAGTGGATTTTGCCATTAAGCTGGCTTTGAGTGACCTCAACGCGTACCCACCGGTTACGGATTACAACGCGGACACCAACCCAAATGACTTTCTGTTACTAATGGGCATTTGTTTTCATCTGGCCAATTCCGAAGCTGAACGTCAGTTGCGAAATCAGATGACTATGAATGCCCAGGGTGTCTCTTCTGGTATCGACGATAAGTATGAACAGTACTCCCGCTTAGCAGAGTCTTACCGAGCCCGTTTCCAGGAAAAAGTTAGAGAGTACAAGACCTTCCTTAACATGCAGCAGGCTTGGGGGGATAGTTTCTCTCCTTATTCTACTCTCAACGCATTTAACTTCCGGAAATAATAAATGCCTGAATATGGTCCGATTCGTCCTGAACCTGATAACCAGCTTAGTCATGTCACGACGCACCCCCATCTTAGACGTTATGCCGCTAAAATGAGGATCGACCTTCTTAGGAGGCTCAAGCATTATGATGGTAGGCCAATCCGCTTATACAGAGTAGACCTTACCGGCGGGAGGTGCACTACCTGTACTGACTCATTCACAGGACAAATCCTCCTGACCAACTGTCCTGAATGCCGTGGTACCGGCCAAGCCTTGGGCCACAAATCTCTCGGTGATTATTGGATTTGGACCGACATAGATTCCCGCATGAAAGAGACGGGTGAGATGGGCAATTTTGAATCTCCTCGTTCCGGCACGGACATATTTGTAGTGGTCGGGGCCCCGTTGATTAAAGATGATGACCTACTTATTTTGAAAGATACCAAAGAGGTCTACAAGGTAGATGATGTGGAACCAAAAGTGTCAGCCGTTGGTGGAGAGATCGTCTTGCAGATGACCCCAGTATTTTTTGTAAATCCGGGCTCTATAGAGTACGGATTGATTGATTGGTAACAATGGCTTTATTACCGTCCGGAAATAAATATACTCCAAGAACTACCCCCTTGCATGTCTACCAGTTAGTTCTGGAGATTATACGAGAGACTTTTAGAGGTCTATCGGATGATCATATTTATAAGCTCACGGAAGACATCGAAACTACTGGGGTACTAGTAGATACCACTTATAACAAAGATTCGGAAGCTTTTGGACGCAAACCTTTAATAGTGGTTAGTAGAGGAGGGGCGAGCACCACCCCAGCGTTTTTAGGAGATACTGCAGTCACCGATATCCGGCTAGGCTCTGCTATGAAAACTTCCATAGTTCATAGCTCCGTCATAGTTAAAGTTATTTCAGATAACTTAGGCCAAGTGGATATTCTGGCTAATGAGATATTTAATCTACTACTGACCTGCCGGACTGTTTTACCCCAACACACATCTATACAAACAATTACTAATATCTCAATGTCTGACATTACACCCTTTACCCAGGGGGTCAATCAAAGGCTTTGTACTATTATGTTGTCGTACTCAATGCAGTATCGTTGGACTTCGATACCACCGCAACTACTTTTGCAAGGCATCAATCAGAAATTATACACTGGCCTATCTGAATCTGAAAATCCCAGAGACACGCGAGACATCGTCTCGTAGTTCTCACCCTCCGCCTAAAGGAGTACCCAAATGGCTTATATCCGTCCCCTAGTCCTTGTCTTCCAGGAGTACGCATCCCAAAGCGTGTCGACTCCCACCACCTCGCTTAATCCCTGTGTCATTGGGCCGTGTTACCACTTGATTGACTCCGAGGATGATGCCCTTCTGGCTTCTGCGGGGTCGTTCGTAGTTGGCGGGGTGACCGGAGTTGAAATCCCCAGCAACGCCCCTGGTGCGGTGATCGAAGAAACCTCTGTAACTCTAACCCTGAAGAATGTCCGCCTGGAAGTTTATCCTACGGCGAAAGCGGCCGTAAGTTTTACTGACAATGTTTTGACTTTCCTCGAGGCAAATTTCCCTGCGGATGCTCTCGTGGGGGATTATGTTGCGGTGGATGATGACGGCGCAGCAGTGGGGACCGACCTGCGGGTCCTCTCTCTGGACGCAGTAAATTTCAAAGTCATGGTCAACAAGGCTGTAGGCCAGGGGGCGCCTTCGGCCCTGCAGTATGACGTTACATTTTCCCGGGGGGACGTCAATGTCGAAGTCTTGAACGACGACGCAGCTCTCTCGGTGGATACTACTCTGGGTACTTTCGACCTGGGTCCGTACACCGTTTCAGGAAAGCTGGTCTATTCGGCTGATATTTTTGTCAGCTATAAAGCCCTTCGCCAGGACCTGAGTGATGTCGGTACGGTGTCCAATCTGGACGAAGCTAAGGGAGCTCTTGGTAAACTGGTTGCTGCCAACCCTCTCGGCTACGCAGTCAGCATCACCCTGGCTAATACGACCACACCCGTGAAGTTTATTGGGGTAGATACGGACGACACCATCGGGTATACCGCAGCCAAAGACCGCTTGGAGATTGCTGAGGACATTTACTCCGTGGTCCCCTTGACTCAGTCGGCTGCAATCCTCGCAATCTTCAAAAGCAGCGCGGTGCAGACCAGCCTTCCCGAAATTGGCAAGTGGCGTGTGGCGATCGGTAGCACCCCCCTGCTGACCACTAAGGTTCTGTCCGAGGGTGCAGGAGCGGCCGAGAATGACCAGGTTGCCGCTCTGAAGGTGTTTCGTGATTCTGACGCATCCTTCCTTTCTAACTCCGTGGATGCCGGCCATAAGCTTGTTATCACTCGGGGAGGCATTAACTATGAGTACATGGTAGCTTCCGTAGTGTCCGAAGACTTGCTCACTACCACCACTGCCATGGATGCCTTGCTTGCAACAGGCGGACCCGATACTTACCAGGTCCTCAAGGATCTAGACAAGACCCAGCAGGCCACTGAAATTGCGGCTGCAAGTGCCAGCTTCGGTTCCAGCCGGTTTGTGCATGTCTGGCCGGATGTCTGTGCCATCGATGGGGTGGATCAGCCTGGTTACTACCTGGCCTGTGCAGTGGCCGGCATGGCAGCAGGGCTCCCCAGCCACCAAGGCTTCACTCGTATCAGCATCGCCGGCATCAGTGGCCTTAAGCATTCCAATGATTACTTCAACCAGACCCAGATGGATGCTATTGCCGACGGCGGTACCTTCATCTTCCAGCAGGCCAACCCCAGTTCGGCTCCGTATGTGCGGCATCAGCTCACCACAGATATGTCGACTCTGGAATTCAGAGAGTTCAGCTTCGTCAAGAACTTTGACTACGTGTCTTACATCATGCTGGATGTGATGGACCAGTTCCTCGGCAAATACAATATTACCTCTTCCACCTTATCCATTTTGGAGTCGGCCGCTTCTGGCACCCTGGAATCGCTGAGGTTGTACAATCTGCCTAAAATCGGCTCTCCGGTCCTAGACTACAGCATCGACAGCGTTGCCCAGTTGGACTCTCTCAGGGACCGAGTGGAAATGTACATTGGGGTAGATTTCCCCTATGTGCTTAACACCATCGGGCTGCACCTGGTCAGCCGGTAACCCATATTTAACCCAGCCCATATAAGGAGCACCGCTGATGTCCTATAACATTATCACCGACCCGACGGGTACCACTGGTACCACGCTGGAGCAATGGAAGAACTCTTACAAAGACCGCAATGTCGAGATTCTTCACGACCAAACCATGATGACTCTGGCGACCCCGGACGACAGCATCATGGTGGTTGGCCCTCCTAGGCTGGCCGGATCCGCCAAGGCCGAGTTTTACACAGTCGGGCTGGTGAGCAACATTCAGTATAGTGAATCGTCTCAGGTTCAGCCTATGAAGGCTATTGGCTCTCGTCGCCACATTTTTTCTCGGTCTAATGCCCCAGTGCAGGGATCGATTGGTCGCATGATAGCCTTGGGGGCCAACCTGTACCGAGCCTTGTACGCCGTTTCTGAGATCGACACATTTACGAAACACCCCAGTACTCGCTTGTCCGCGAAGGATAAAAGTACTGATACCTGGTTTGCCAACCTGGAGGAAGATATTTTCCGGATACCCTTCGGCCTGGGGATCATTTACATGAGCCCAGCCAATGGGGCAGCGGGTACCAACCAGGCAATTGGTGCAGATTACATCGAGTGTTGCACTCTGATAAACCGCAACGTCGGTATGCAGTCCGGGCAGGCCATGATTATGGAGCAGATCTCCTTTATGGCGGACCGGGTTATCCCTTGGGTGACGGAGATCCCGAGTGACCAGGAATTTCAGGCGGCCAACCCTGCAGGCAATTTGTTCTAATACGGTTAAAGTCGCAACCTTTACTTAATTTTTTACCCCCAATAGCCCATTATCTATTGAATTGATTAATTCGATTTCAGTAGATAGTGGGCTATTTTTATGCAAGACAGAGCAAGCACAAAAACTTCATACTCAGGGATGTCTGCGGATAAAGAGCTGCTTCGGCTTGCGCAGGTGGTGGATTGTAATCCATCCTCATTCACTGTGGATGTGAAATTATCCCGAACTGAGTCGATACCGAGCGTACCCATCATGGGCACCCAAGGGCCTTCCCACGGCAGAGACGTGGTTTGGCTACAGAACCTGCGGGGGTCTACCGTACTGCTGATCCTGGTGTACCATCAGTATTACTTACTGAACACGGTACCCAATCTATCCCTGGGTTTTACGGACTCTGAGGCCATACCTCTACTGGAAGAAGCCCCTGGCCACGGTGGAGCCAACAAAGATACCTACATACAGGCCGCTGAGCGGACTTATCAAGGCGGGCGCCCTGTCGATTTTTACCCACAAGACAAAGTCTTGGCAACAAGTACGGGGGTGCTCTTAGGACTGTTCAATGAGGGCGTGGTCAAACTTAAGGCTTCCCCCCTCTGCCAGATCATCCTTGGCAGGTACAAAGACTTTATCCGGTTGGTATCTCGTCGGGTCCAGGCGTTCACCGATTTTGGGGAGATTGAAACAGTTCACACCCCCGAAGGCAAAGTGGGGCTACATATCCGAGGTGGAGCAGATTTTGCCGGAGAGACCCACCCTTCGGTTGCAGAATGGACCGTTCAAGCCTGGCTGGGGCATGACCCCCTGGATCCGGATTCGCGCCTTCATCTACTGGTTAACAACATTGCCAAAGATCAGTATGTCACTATGACCTTCGACCAAAACGGGCACCTCTTGGCCCAGGCTACGCAGGACATTACGTTGGTAGCGGGGCGCGATGCCAATATAAAAGTAGAACAAGGGGACTTGAACATTCTGACCGAGGCAGGGAACGCCGTAATAAGTATAGAAGGTAAGACGGTCTGGACTAGTAATGGCACGATGGATCTCGACGGAGGCTCTGGGGACCTTTCTGGGGCAGTTACCCAGAAGTGCAAATGTGCATTCACAGGTGGTTATCACCCCGACTGGTCGGGCGACGTAGCCATTTCCAAGTAAGAGTAATTATGTCTGACATAATTTGTTCACAGGTTTACACCCAATATACAGCTCTTGGAGAGAAGACTAAGGCAGCCGCTAACTCGCTAAAGGGCCCATTAGGTATCATCAAGACTGAACTGGGTGCCCTCACTGCAGCATCCCAAACCGAGATAGATACCTTAAAGAATGCAGTGGGTGGAGTAGCCCCCGCACTGCCAGCCGTCCCGTCGGGTGGGTCTGACGTCGATATTATGAAATGTATTTTCCCGGAGTCAGCTCAAAAGATTCAGGATGCTATTGATGCGGGGAAAAGTTTGATGGAGCTCCCCGCAGAGATGGCAGGGGCTTTTGTAGATGCTGCGATAAAGGATGCAAAAAAGCTCTTAAACACATTGTTAACGGGAAGTGGGCTCCCGATGGGTCACGTGCTGGATCAGATTAATAAGTTCGTTAAATTGCTAAAGGGGTTGGGGTTGCCAGAGAGTTTGGCTCTACTGGATCGGATGTGGCAATGCATTAACGTCAATTGCCCCGGGCAATTCCCTAGTATGCCAACGTATTCTCTAGATATACGGACCGATTTGGGCCTTGATGAGGCAGGTACTTTTGACTATAAATCCTCCGACCTAGGACTCTCCTTGCCGACCGAAGTTACTACTCAAATGGATGAGTTGAAGACCAGTACTGATTCCTTAGAGGAGTCGATAAAAGTCCTAGAGCAGTCAAGGCCTAAAGCCCCAACTATGCCGGACAGTCCCTCATTTCCTTCAGTATCCAAAGTGCCCGACATAAAAAGCGTAGTCAAAAACCCGTTTGGAGCTTAGTTGAATTATGGCCCTCAGTGCCCCCACCTTGGCAGAACTTATCCGTACTAATCTAGAAGCCGCAGGGTTTAATACCTCAAGCGTAGGCAAAGATGCAGTCCCTTGGTTACTGCTCTGGTCTGAAGCTGTGGCGGAAGCAGTGGTAACCCACATTACCTCAAGTGGTAAGGCAGTAGGAACGGACAGCGGAGGTTATACCCATTCGCTGGATATACAATAGCTCAACTACAATATGCTAATCAGCAACTAAAGGAGTAAGTAATGATTAAGAGCAAAGACCCTATCAAGGCCCCAGACATTCGAATGATGCAAAAGCCTGGAAAAGTAAAAAGAGACGTCTCAGCCGATACTGGGGCTCACCTCTCTCAGATCACCACTCCGCAAAGCACCAGGGTAAATACCCCCCAGGGCGATCTCAATACGGAGATTACCCCCGCTGAGGCAGATCCCACCATGAAAAAAACAGTGGTGGATGAGTACCTGCAGTTTTTAGAAGAAAATGATGTTTCTAAGGAAGATATCTTCAAAGTCCTGGATTCTCTGATCACCACGAACAACGTGTATTGGTCATTTGATCTGCTGGGTAAAATTCCCGTTGTATTTCGTATGCGGCCGGCATGGGTGTCCCAGTTAGTTATGAGCGCGGTGGAAAGCATTAACCCTAAAATGTTCCCGCACTTCAATGACATTGTCTGTACTCAGAATTTGGCTGGTTCCCTAGAGAGTTATGGCGATACTAAATTCAAAATGGACAACCAGGACGACTTTGCCGTCTGTCTGAAGTTCGTCAGGGGTTTAGGTTTCGTACTACAGAATCGTCTTACCCAGCAGCTGGCTATATTCGACCGAGTCCTGGCGGTAGCTACCAGTGATTGGGCGGTGAATTCTTTTACCGGACCCCAGTCGGAAGAGTAAGAGCGGAAACGCTAGCCACGACTGGGGTTCATTATGCAGTTAATAGCCTAGAGTATAAGTTATTGTCCCTAAGATACCAGGCGGAATTATCCTTTACTCTCAACAAAGAATCTGTGCAGCATGCTCTCTGGTCCCACCTACTATTTGTATCTGCCCCGCCAGAGTCGCAAGTGGCGGTAAAAAAGCTATTAGATTTGGTCAACGCAGAACATAGAGAATTGCTAAGGGATTATGGTTTTAGTAACGAGACTTTTGGCCCCGGGAAAATCACTAAACCGGAAGTGACTTCCAAACAAAAGCACGAATTTTTGGAGGTGATCTCAGCAGCTTCCGAAGGTTCAACAACCTTCTCAGAAGTTATCACTAAAGTTTCCGATCTCCTGCGTCGCGTTAAGCATTTGCAATCCAAGACCGACCTTCCGACCTCTTAAGTCAGGGCTGAAATTTGATTACTCCAGGTACCGACCCCTCTCAGGGATTCACTCCGTATGACCCCCTGGCCACCCAGTTCATGACTGGAGGCCAGATGGGGTACATGCCCCAGGCCCAGTATTTGACCAGTCCGAACTATGGTGCGTTTAGGTCCATGCCAACACCTCAAGGGGTAAACGGCATGCACCAGCAGCCCAACCTATGGCAGTCTTATATGACTGCACATAGAGGGAACCCTTTCGGGGCTATGCCGGGCCCTGGTGCATTCAACTACCTGGTGAACACCTATAATCCGGGTGTGAATCAGACCTATGCGCAGACCATGGCAGGGCGTCGAACAAGGGATGCTGGGTTTGCTATCGGTGGCGGCGCGGCTGACGTGCTTGCCTCCACTGTGGCAGGTGCTGCCATGGCCGGCCCTTTTGGCGCGGTGGGTGGCCTTGCCGCAGGCTTGATGATGCCCTCGGTATCTGCACCTTTCAATGACCGCATAAGGCAGACCCGTTCTATCCAGCAAGGGTCTATGCCTAATGTGATCTCCGGCTCTGACGTATCTCGTTCATTACATCAAGGATTCAGTGCCCCGGCGGCGCAATCGATTGACTCCTTCATTCGCAAATCAGCCTCCACTGACATGGTGTTTAAAGAGGAGGACTATCGGTCCATCCTAAAGCAAGGTGGGGCTCAGAAGTTATTCGATTTTTCCGGTAATGCTGAGCAGTATAAGCAGACCATGAAGACCATGGTAGGTAACGCCGGGGTAATGATGTCGACCCTCGAGGCAATGGACCTCGAGAGCTTAATGCCTAAGATGAAGCGTTTACTGGATATGGGTGCCAAGCTGACTTCGCAACCCCAAGTAGCTGCACACCAAAAAACCTACGCCCGTACTTTAGGGTTGTCAGTGGACGAGGCAGTGGAGACGTTTGGCAAGGCCGGAGCTATGATCTATAGCCAAATGGGTATGACCCCTATTGCTGGTGAATTACAGAATATGGCCAGTGGGTCTTTAGTCGAGATAAGAAAACGCCTGGGGTTGATATCCCCTGCAGAGCTGGCTCGACAAGGGGGAGTGTCTGGTATGGCCCAGAACATGACCCAGTCGATGGGCCAGATGAATATGGAGTCTAAAGACTATACCACGGCTTATCTTATGAATGAGGAAGGCACAGGTTACGACCAGGCCAAACTCGCTAAACTGATGAGCGGGAAGATCAGTCAGCAGGAGGTATTGCAGCTAGGTGGGAATCGGCTCAAAGACCCTGGGTCCTATATGCGCTTTGCTGCAAACAAGGATGAGGTCTGGTCAAAAGTTATGGAAGACCAAGGCCCTCAAGGTATGATCATGATGCAAAAGAGCCAAACCGAACAGTGGATGGATACTGTAGGTTTGGAACGTACTAGAGATAACTACATGGCTGGTATGAAGATGCGAGGGGTAGGTGATGAGCAGGCTCGGCAGTGGGCTGACATATACACCAACCCAGAGGCAATGAAGACCTTAAATGATCAATATCGCCAGACCCAAAGCGAAGTAAACAGGCAGAAGTACGAAAAAATTGAAGCCGAAAGGGGTATTACAACTCGATTCCATAAATGGAGGCGGGGGGCTACTTATGAGATGTTTGGCAAACCTTGGGATGCCCTGGCTTCTAAGTGGTCCGAAGGTCAGGAGCATGACGAGCTAAAGGCTAATGGGGTCACCACTACAGGCACCTATGTTTCCGGCATAAATTACGACATGGATTCAAAGGGTCTGACTCAAGAGGAGAAGGACAAATACCTTAAAGAGGGCCCGGCTACTTTACTCAGTAAAGAGGCCATGTTAGATGCGGGTGTTTCGGAGTGGGATAAGATGCGGTTCTTCTCCGGTACAGAGGCCAGGACTTACTACCAGAATGTTGGGGATTTTGCAGAGGGCCGGGGGTTAACCACAGAACAACGGGAAAGCGCCGCTGGTGCCTTGAAGTCTGGTGGGGTTAATTACCGAGAAGCCATGCAGGGGTTCAGTGTCGCTGCGGGGGAAATGGGCAATCGGGCATTTACCGATGACCGTATGACCGGGTTGTTAGTGGCAGAATTTAAACGCCAGGGTAAGAGCGATTCTGAAGCCCGTAAACTAGCCCAGGATCCTAGTGTGCGTAAGGCAGCCACCCACTCTGCCTTATCTAATAATAAGGAACTCGGGCAGGATGCTCGCATTGATCATGCCAAATTTAAAGGTCGGATTGCAGCAGCTACTGGTGATGAAGTAATTGAGTCAGAAAAAGCCGTAAAAAAAATGTATAGCGACCTTACCACAAACACTATGATGGGTGCTGAGGATATAGGTACGGGCTTTGATAATAAGGAAGCCCAGAGTGCCCTAGCAGAGGCTCTAAAGTCTGATGGTGGGAGCGTTCACGCCGGCCAATTAATGCTCGTAGCCCAGCTGGGCCAGGCATTAGATAAGGGTACACCGGGGTCAACAGAATATAAACAGAATGAAAGTAACTTACGTATGCTCCTGGCAAAGCAGGGGAAGGATGAGGGTCAGATAGAGGACTACCTGGAAGGCAGGACTACCGATGCAGAGGGCAATGTCTCCTATGATCACCAAGCAGCATTCAAAGCCCTGGCGGGTGAGAAGGGCATGGAAGACGATACCAAGATAGATAATTTGTATACCGCCAGTGATACACTTTCCAAGTCGACAATAAAGGATCAGCATATATTCAAAAAGCGGGTAGAGGCATCTGATAGCCTGGTTGATGAAACACTAACTCTTCAGCAAAAAAAGAACTCCTATGCAGCCAGTGGTCTGGGCACTAAAGACAGCTCAGGCGAAGTTTCCTCTAGTGCCACAGATGAGGTAATAAAGGCCAGCGAGCGAGGCAATGCCCACCTTTCTTCCATTGATGAACATTTAACTTATGTAGCAGATAAAGTAGACGCCTGGATTACTAAATTATCATGATACACGATGCCCACTTCACAGGCTACTACGCCCAAAATACTCCCTGGTCTACTCGATTCACCGAGGAGGATAAAGCCTATTTCAAGTTTACTGGGAGCAACAGTCTAGCTATCTTGACCGCTCTGTTCGACGGGAATACGGAGCAAGCCCAGTATGTTAACACCCGAGGGGTTTGGACTATGATTGTAGGCAGCTACACGGAACAGCACGCCGAGGCAGCCGATGTCCAAGATGTTCTATCGGACACATTTGTAGCCTCTACCTTTGGAGCTATGCCGGTCATGATAAACATCGGGGGTTGGCTGTGGACCACCCCCAAGGATGATCACCGTCTCAACTTCCTTAGTGTGTACCACAAAGGGCTGAGAGGGTCGGTGCTGAGTCGGTCCGGGTTGTCCTTGAGGTTCCATCTAAAAAACACAATTATGCAACTACGTTTAACGGATTTGACGATGTCGACTAATTCCGAAGGGCAGGATATAACCCCGTTTTCGTTGAGCGGAATCGGCTATAAGTATCGGGTTATTTAATGGGCACTTTAGAGACTTACTCACCGTTTACTACGTTCGCTAAAGCGGAATACCAGGGAGTAGCCCGGCTATTTTATACACAAGCGGCGTACGCCAATGCTCGTTCATTGACCCACCCTGTCTCGGGCGCCCCAGTAGTGGACCCAACTATTTTTGACAAGTACGTAAAACCCAGCCATATAGACTTAGATCTATTGATCCAGGGTATTGATTTTACTTATAAAGAACGTAGTCAAATCGAGCCTATGCTGGGGGATTATGTTTCCCTGAACTTTTTTGGCAAATCCCCCATGGTCTTGTCAATAAAAGCGAGCTTAGTCGATACAGTTGATAGTGAGGGCAAAAAAACCTTAATGACTCTCTATTCTAAATTACTCAGAATTTCTCAAGTAGCTAAGTTAGGTGTCGCTCCTTATATAGACTTTATTGGCTTCTTTGTCCAGGGAGCTTTTTTGAGTTTGGGCATATCGGAAACTTCAGCCAATGATAATGTTCTAAATATAACGGCTCAGTTTTTGGTATTTAATATGAAGTTGAAAAACCAGGAAAATACTTGGCAAGGTGTGAAGTCAGTGGACATCCTATATAATAAAGCGGGCTGGACCGAACCTGATCAGGATCTTGTTTCTGATAATGCTGTAGGACTCCAAACTTACTCGGTCAGCTCGATAGCATAAAGGTGAAGACCTAACGTGGCTTTAACTAATCTCTTCGACATCGATATCCGCTGCTACATCTCAGGTGTTCGTATTCCTGTCAATAGCATCAGCATTACCAGTAAGTTCAACGACTTACCTACGTGCTCTATCTCTACTGAGCCATCGCCTGCTTTGTATGGCATAGGTAGATTCGATCGAGTACCTCTCCACGTCTTTGTCTCTAATTCCTTTGAAGGTAAGAACGACGAATACCTGCTTATGTTTGATGGTGAAATAGCCGGCTTCGGTTATTCTAACACCCCCTTGGGCCGGGAATTTGTCATTCACGGGCAGAGTACTTTTGCTTTGCTGAAGGACATAGCATTTGATTTCACCCGTAACATGCCGGAGTTTGTTAGTAACGCGGTGGCCGGCAGATCCCTGCAGCTCTCTGTAGTGGTTTCATCCCCGGATTTTATGTTTCCTTATAGTCTGTTTGCTAAGGGTATCGTAGGTAACACCCCCATCGAGTACCCCTCTGACTTTCTTGAAAATGCCTTAAGTTATATTGTCTCCAAGGAAGGCAAGGTGGGGGCTGATAAAAGTCAAGTAGGCATATTTTATGGGGAAAAAGCTCAGCAGCGTTGCCTCGATAAAAGATGGAGCCGCCTGCCGTGCATAGATGACAGCTCTGTTTTTAGAAGTGGATTCCCCATGCTCGAGGCTTTGCAGGCAGAGCAAGCTATGGCAATGATGGCCAAAATGGGTACTGACGGGCCAAAGACTGGCAATATGTTTGACCTTATTACTTATGTTGCTAGCCATCTGGAGTATGAATTTTCTACTCTTAATTCTCCTACCGGACCGGGCTTAAAAACATTATCTCTCAAACCTATTCTCTATGAGGCTCAGCCTAGTCGGTGCAATATCGTGCCTCGTTCCCTCATATACTCCTTGCGGTGTGATGAGAGTGTATATCAGGTGCCCACGCGCATTCGCACCGCTGACACGGGTAACGCCTTAAACTTACTAGGGGACAACAGCCCCCTAACCCAGTTCGGTGTAGTGGATTACTGGCCTAAAGACCCTAAAGAGCCGGAAAGCGCGGATGCTCATACTAAGTACATTCCAGGTAGTTCCTTGCTGGATGTGGAGCAGTTCACAGGGCCTTACGCGGAAGATGCCGCTGCCCCCTTGTGGATGTCCTACATGAACCTCGGGGATAATCTAGGGAAGAAAAAAGAATTCTGGAATCAGGTGCGGGCTCACCTTTTACTCCTCAGACAGTACTCTCCCCGCCGTTTGTCTCTTGGGATGGCGTTCAGTCCTTTCATGACTGCAGGGTTCCCTTCTGTAGTATTTGATAATGCGGGGACAACGGACCCATTCATTTTCGTGGGACAGGCGCTGGTGGTTACGCATACTATCACCAAGCACAAAGCGTCTACTAATGTTGAAATGGGTTTTGTTCGTGAGATATCTGAGGCAGTGAAGGATGGGAAACTTACCCTTACTAACTCAGTACCCGCAGTGTCTGACCAGATCACCCATGACGTAAGCCAAATGAATAAAATATACCAGGAGCTTCTAGGCTGCAATGCGGTTGATTTGAGAGACATCAAGTCGTTGCTAAATCACCCCATGCAAGACGACCCAATGGAAGCCTATAAATACACTTCCAGAAATATTTCCACCCAAGAAGAATTTATCAATATGTACATGCCGGGTAAGGGTTTAGACATTAATGACTTTAGTGGGGATTCTGAGTTATTCAGTAAAAGGCAAGGCGGTGACGCTATATTGGATACTTTAAAGGCTATTAGCAAGAAGGTTTTTGCTACGGAGATCTACTCATGAATATTAATACGAATACCTCCTTTAAAGACGAAGATCTACGCCTTTGGAAACAATATAAGCAGTCCAAGTCTCCTGCTGACAGAGCCACGCTTTTAAAGCGCCTGGACCCCGTGATCCAGAGTCAGGTGAATAAGTGGGCGGGCCCCGTACCGAGGGAGGTGCTACTTAATGAAGCAAAACTTCTGGCGATTAAAGGGATCGATTCCTACGACGAGAACAAAGGGACAGCGCTGACCACCCACGTCATTAATGCAATTCAGCCTATAAGCCGGCTGGTTTACAGCCACCAGAATGCTGCTCGCCTTCCCGAAAATCTGACGTTGAAACTGAACAGCTACCTGCAAGCCAAGGATCATCTAACCACAGTAAATGGGTATTCCCCAACCCTGGATGAAATGCACCAGGAACTGGGTTGGCACAAAGGAGAACTCCGTAGGATCGATCAGTATCAACGTAAGGATCTGGTTGAATCAGTGGGCGGCCTTAATGATGATTTCTTTGGCAATGATACTGACGAAGGAGAAGATGTATTATCAGTTATTTATTTTGATTTAACCCCCACGGAAAAAAAGCTTTTTGAGTACACCACAGGGTACGGGGGTAAGCCCAAACTCAGTAACCCGACAATCATGGGAGAACTAAACTGGACCCAAGCCCAGCTTAGCTACCAAAAGACTCTCTTAACTAATAAGATAAAATCCATGTTATCGAGGATCAAACTCTAATGCCTGCTGAACTCACAGACTTAGTAGCGGAATTGAAATCCGTTGTCGATATGCAGAAGGCCATCGCAGGTAACACGGGGGTTGACGCTATTGATCTAAGCACATTAGCAGTATCTGTCGAGTCTTTGGCTAACGACGCTTTTATGTCGAGTAACGTATCCATGGCTACGTTAATAGCTTTACGGGACGCGTACGACTTCGTCGCCTCTATGGCCCGATTAGGTTCTATATACGGAGCAACCAGGCTGGATTACTATGAAGGTTCTTCCGATCAACTAGATAAACTGATAGCTTATGTAGATTTTTTTAAATCGATTATCAATAACCTTGAAAATATGGGGAATTAGTCCAATGGATATTCGTCTGTACAGGCGTAGTGGAACTTACTCTGATCTCCTCAATACTGTTGAAGAGATAGTACCCTCTTCATTGTCCGAAGCCCCCACCACAGGAATAGAGGTCATTGCCAGTAGAGTGACTAAATTTATGTTGACGACCATTGGCAGTGATGTACTTGACCCTGAATACGGGTCCTATTTAACCTCCTACGTTCAAATTTCTCAGGATTACCTGCCAAAGCTGCGGCTAGAATTATCAGAAGACCTGGATCGATGTGCTGAGTACATCCGTACAGTGGACGAGGCTACTGAGGTCAGCGGGGATAGGCTGAGATCCTTATCTCTTAGGGATCTTAAATACAGTAACCTACTCCCCGACAGATTGGATGTCTATTTGGATATTCGTACAACCACGGGCGGGTATGCCACCCTAGAGTTGCCAGTACGAACTTAGTAAATATTCTTCTACAAAAAGAGTACCTATAAGCCCAATATATTACAGTCGATTAGCCCGGCAGCGGGTTTCTTTGTTAGCCAAGGATTTGCCTCTTAATGTCTAATTACCCTATAGATTCAAATACCCTGTCCACCGCCCGCAACTTTCTGGTTCAGTACCTACGGGACGCGGAATACGAGGGGTCCCTCGAGGAGGGCACTGGTGCTAATGATGTCCTCATAAAGGGGCTAACGCTATTACACACTGTATTTAAGTTTGATGTGGACCGGGCCATTGCTTATCTGTCTCTGGCTAATGCAGAGCTTCTTAAAGATGAGCTAGGGACTGAATACGACACAGTGGTGGACTCAATACTTAGTAACTGGTTTGTGTCCCGGAAAGAAGGTACCGCCTCCACAGGTAAGCTACGGCTGTATTTTACCCGACCAGTGCAATTTTTGCAGATTAATAAGGGCACCGTTATAGCGACTATAGGTTCGGAATCCTTACTGGCTTCGCTGTCCTATACCTTCTCTTCTACGGATTTTACTAGTATTGTTAATTCAATAGAGAACTTGACCGAATTTTATGTTGACATCTCTGTAGAGGCCGCTGCAGCTACCAGTACCCAGCCGAAGGTGGGGGATAAGGTGTCTATCCTCCTCTCTAATGTCTATCTCATTCGTGGTGATATCCCGGCAGAACTAGGTGACTTCAAAGCAGGCACCCCTAGGGAGTCTAGCGAGTCATTTATTACACGCACGGGACAGGCGATTACTACTCGGGAACTCATCACAGATAGGGCCATCTCCACTGTCTTAATGGGTGAATTCAATACGCTGAAGTCTTTATATGTGGCTCGGTTTGGGTCGGCTGAGCAGCTACGGGATATAGTCTCCTTCGAGTTCATAGATGTCCATGTTGGCAATAAAGCTGATATCTACGCCGATGCGGACCTGGAGGCGATTACTGAGACTTTGCTGGTAGGAGGAGGGTCTGTAACCCTACCTAGGAATAACGTGGTAAGTGTGGTCTCGGTACTTGACGCCGAGGGGGCAGCCTTACCTTATTCTATTTCGGGTGTTACCGAATCTGCTTTTGGGGCGTTTGGCACTGTAGTGACTTTGGGCATTCCTGACACTCTCGATGGGGTGCCGGTGACCGTCAGGTATCTGATAAACCCGCTGCTTGAGGGCCTGGATACTTTTGTAGCCTCAGAAGATAATAGGGTGTGCTGTTATGACCCGGTTGTCCGGGGTATGTTTCCGGTGCTGATCTCGGGGGATTTGACTATCCGGGTACGCCTGGCCTTAGGGGTCACCCTTGTGGATCTAGAAGCCCAAATCAAAGCCGCGATCAAAGAATTCATCGAGTCAGTAGTCTACCCGGAAGTGCTTTCAGTGTCCGATCTGATCCAGGAGATTCACAACCGGGTCTCGGGGGTCAGCGCGGTTGCCTTGCCTATTTCTTTATCTTATACCCTCACTGATCCTAAAGATTTTACTCAGGCGAGTGGGCCTTTAACCGACGAATTCAGTGCCCCTACCGGGGTATCTGATCAAATTACCTGGAACACCCTCAGGTACTATACTGACCCTTCCTTAATCTCTGTGACCCTGGTAGCGGTAGGCTAATGGCTCTCATATCTTACCTACCTCCTGCATACTCTGCTTACTCCGATGCCAGTTTGAAAGCCTCGCTTGAGGCAAGTATGACCAGCCGCAGTCTCCTTCAAATTCTAGGGGATTACTGGCAGGAGTACTACACGGATAAAGAAAATATTCAGCGCATTCTGTCTGGGGCAGTGACCCTTGTATCAGATGAGTACACCCGATTACTTAATAAGGTCTTGTGTAGTAGCTTAATTTCTACCCCGTCAGGGACCCCGCTCAAGTATAAGCTCTTTGTATTTGACGAGGAGAGAGCTGTATATTACCCCTCCAAAGAGGATCCTGAGTATATAGAGTATGAAGTGGGTGATCATATCTCACTCGAATTTTTAGTAAGTTCTTTATTTGAACCGGAAGTCTCACTAGCCCAGGGTGAACATTACGACCTAGTGGATGGTAAGGTTAGATTCTACGTAAATATCTTCTCAGATGAAACTATCATATCTGGGGCATACAGCGTTGATGTTACCACTAGTAGGTTTGTACTTTTTTGGGCCTCTAATGTGCTTTTAAAAGAAGATTACATCTATAATAGGTTTGGTACATTCCTATACACTCATGAATACAATAGCGAGGACTACAAACTACTAATAGAAGCTTTGCAATATTTTTACACCAGGACCAAGAGCATAAAAAATATTGAGGCTATTACTAACATCTTGTTTGGATTTCCTTACACTAGGCATCAGGGTGAAATTGTCCTCGAGATTACTAGTGATATTACTTATAATACTGAGGAGGCTATAACAATTGAGTCGACTCATACTATCGTCACAGACAAGATGACCTACATCACCTACGGATTTGGTGTAGTACTAGTGGAGGTAGGGCAGGTATTAAATAAGTACGACCTATTGGTGAAGTGGAACACCGTCGACGATTACATTACCAACCCCACGTGGTTTGATGGGGTATCCATGCCAGCCTTATTCGATGGAGACTTCACTCACCCAGATTATCTGGCAAGTCCCACAGCTCTACTTTATGTAAGGGATGGGGGCAGGGAGTACCAACAGTATCTGTATAATCTTTTTGATACAGTGTTAAAATACAACATTGTCTATCTTAAATCCGAACTTACCTCCGCAGTGCCTACCCGTATAGCCTCTAAAATTATAAAGTTATTTGGGGTAATAAAATCGGGATTCCCAGTCTACATTTACCCCTTTATTGATGTTTTCTTTACTGATTTAGTATTAGATGGATCAACAATAAACAATGCTAATGATTCTGTTAATCTCATAACCTTGGATATGTTATTAACCGGGGATGATCTGGTAGTTGTGAAACTGGGTAATTATCATAACGGCGAGTACTTTCATGACGGCACTATAAATCGAGTATATGGAAATCAGCCGGAGAGGTGCTACATCGTCGCCTATAATGTATCTGAAGAGGAAGTATGGAGTGAGGAACTATGATTGATAAATTCAATATTAAAACTTGGCGAGGATTACCCCGCCTATGGGCGTTTGACCGGGCAGGCAATTGTGTGTTTGAAGAGTTTGAAGAGAACCTGGTTGTAACTTCGGCGCAGCCGGTGACCTGCCACGCTCTTGTAGGGGATTCGACTAATTTCATTACCAAGATTGCCTTAGGCAATGACCCTACCTCCCCCTTGCTTGCGGATAGTACAGTAGGTGGTTTGGCCACCAGTGCCTTGACTCTGGGTGATAACATGGTCTCGACTACGTTGGTCGCATTCCTGACCACTATCACCAGTTTTACCTATCCCAGTGCCAATAGTATTACCTTCTTATGGGATGTTGATTTCACAGAAGCTAACGGTCTCAGCTTCGCAGAGATTGGGCTTTTATCCGAAGGTCAAACACTCTTTGCTCGTAAAACAAGAACTCCCATCATCAAAGATAGCTCCCTCCGTCTTCACGGCGAGTGGACTATCACACTTTCCTAAGGACATAGCATGGCTGATTTAATCGAAACCTCGGTATGGGAGCCTGGTATTTACCAGTTGGAGGAACTAGACCCTGTAAGAGGGGGCGCCGACCAGGTAGATAATCGCCAAGCTCAGGAACTGGCTAATCGCACCGCTTTCTTAAAAAGTGGATTAGACACACATGTTGCCGCAGCGGCCCCCCATTCTGGTCACGAAACCCCAACAGGTGCTCAGGATAAGGTGGATACCCACGCAAATCTGACCACCGCCCACAGTGCCACCTCCGCCGCCACCGCCAGCCGCATTATGATGCGTGATGCCTCTGGTCGGGCCAAGGTCGCTGCGCCTGCATCTGCCGATGACATTGCCCGTAAGGATACGGTGGATGCGCATACCTCTGTTGCGGCCCCCCACAGTGGTCACGAAACCCCAACAGGTGCTCAGGATAAGGTGGACACTCACGCAAATCTGACCACCGCCCACAGCGCCACCTCCGCCGCCACTATCAACCGAATCATAATGCGTGATGCATCAGGACGCGCCAAGGTTGCCGCGCCTGCAGCCGCTGATGACATTGCCCGCTTAGACACCTTTACAGGCCATACGGATGCGGTAGCACCTCACAGTGGTCACGAAACTCTTGCAGGTGCCCAGGACAAGGTCAACACTCACAACGCCGTGACCTCTGCCCACAGTGCCACCTCCGCCGCCACCGCCAGCCGCATTATGATGCGTGATGCCTCTGGTCGGGCCAAAGTTGCGGCACCTTCGGCAGCTGACGATATTGCTCGCAAAGACACTGTGGATGCGCATGCAAATAGCACCGGAACTGTTCACGGTGCCGCGACCACGGCAGTGGCAAATACTTTGGCGTTCCGCGACGCGGCCGGTCGACTGGAAGCAATCGCCGGGATCGCCGGGAATGATGTTGTGAATTTCGGTCAGTTCGCCGCCGCCAAGACGGCATCCGGGTATCAGAAGCTCCCCAGCGGATTGATAATCCAGTTCTTCGATTTAACCATAACCACGAACGAGATACAAACCTACTCTTTCCCAATAGCCTTCCCGACAGCATGTCTTAACATGCAGGTGGCCAATCGCACCTCCTTGGTTTTTGCCCTCATCCAGATTCTGTCCAACACCCAATTTACAGCTAACCGTGATAACGGGTCTTCCGGGACGACGTATTACTACGGCATGGCTATTGGTTATTAACCGGGAGATTGAACACATGAACTACTACTACCATCACGATTCGAGAGGTTTTTACTGCGGCGACATCCACTCCGTCATCCCGGTCGATAGCGTGGAGCTATCGGAAACCGAGTACCGTGAGCTTATCGAGGGCCAAGCGATGGGGGGAAGGATCTCCTCTTCAGTTGGGGGACGGCCATTCATTGTCCCGGCCTCCATGACGATATTGGAGCAACACATCGCAAAAGAACACACCCTCCGCGCCGAAGGCTCCCTCCGCCTCTCTGCCCTCGCCGCCCCCTACCTCCCCGCCGAACGAGAAACTTGGGCGACCCAGCAGTCCGAGGCCCGGGCCTGGTCCCTCGACCCCGCCGCGTCGACTCCCATGCTCTCGGCCATGGCCTTAGCCCGGGGGATCTCTCTGTCCGACCTGGCCGGCAAGGTTCTCGAAAACGTCGCCCTCTTCGAAGCCGCTTCCGGCGCCATCCTCGGCCAGCAGCAGGCGCTCCTCGACACCCTGGCCGCCGTCGACCCGACCGCGCCCGATGCCGCTACCCGGATCGCCGCCATCACCTGGCCTTAACCTTCCCCAGCGAAGCAAAAAACCCCGTAAGGACTAAGTCCTTACGGGGTTTTTTGCAAGTAACGCCTTTACCGGTTAAAGCTCCCAAAACTCCTTAAACTTAACTACAAAAGGATGAGCAGAGTCCAAGGGGGCCCGGGAAAAAAATAAGTAGGACCCCTTAGGGATAATTGTTTCGATGTTAGAAACCGTATCGCCATCGATGCCCTGTAGGGGCACCGCGATAGGGAAAGCCCAAATAGCAGAGTCTTCCCCGTCAATTTCAATCTGGGTGTAGTGGGTAACAGTTATACCCATAGTAGTCACTCCTGACACGACCCCTATGGTGTACTCCCCCGTTAGTTGTTTAAAGATAACTACCGTAGTTTTAGGTGCCTGCTGCACTCCTACTTCGAAGGCTAGTTCTTCTTCTTCCACGTTATTTTTCCTTTCTCTTCTTGGTTAGAGCTACATATTCAAGACGTTCCCGGAGTTTGTCTCTATGAATCTCATGCTTTACTACATCAGAGGGGGCTGATAAGTACCAAACCCATTTAGCTAAAAAATAAGCATCACATAAATCATCTGTTAAGTCCGGCTTCTTCAGGCTCCGTATCCACTCGGATTCCAGTTTGGCCTGATCAATCATTTCCTGCTTACCCGCATGCCCTGCCCCTGTGGCGAATTTCTTCAGTACTGTGGGTTCGACCATGTTGGGTATCCACCCCTGTTCGGTCAGAACCAGTTTCAGTACGCCACCCAACTCCCCGATAGTAAACGGTTTATTGGTACTCTCCAAGGAGTAATCTTCATACCCAACTACCACGCCCTGCGAGCTACCGTCAGTAAGTAAAATACTCTCTGTCACGAATTGGCGCAGCTGGCCAAGACGCAACCAAGTGTAGCCGGGCGTCTTCTTGGGCAGATGAAAGGCTTTACTGCGTTTAAAATTGTACCCCCCTGCTACACGCCCGGTGGGGCCCAGCACACATACTGCAGTATTAGCTAAAGAGGGGTCGATACCTACGTAATTCATAAGGAAATCTGGGACTGCAGCCGGGCCAATTCTCTGGCTTGAGCCTTGGCTTTTGCTTTTTCTGTCTCAGCTTTTTCGAGGGCAGTCCGAAATAGAATGCGCTTTATATCTTCATTTTTCTTTGCGGAAATAGTGCTCCCATCTTTCGATCTCACATACTCACCTTTACGCCCCGAAGCCATAGTAGAATCAATTTGCTGTTGAAGAACCCCGTGGGTGTAGTAGACTCGGTTACCACAATATAAACACCCCCAAGTCATAGGTTCTGGCTGAGGCACCCACCCACTTCGTCCACATTTATGGCAGGCACTGGACAGATTGTTTTTTTCTATGGCAATGGATGGTGTAGCCAGTTTTCGTCGTACAGTGGATTGAATCTCTTTCTGCCGACGTCGTTTGGGAGTCGTTTGTCCTTTGTTTGGCATGCCCTATATCTCCTTCTCTTCGCTTATGAATTAATTCAGCAAGTCCAGGATATATTGGGACAATTTTGTCTAAAGTTAAGCTAGTAGCTAAAATTAAATGGAATATAAAATGTACCCTACCCCTTGGAGGCGGCAGGGTACATTTTACGTCAGTCTACCTTAGATGAGGTCATTGTCTTCCAAACAGACATCGCTGGTTGAGCTGCCCCCGATAGCTCTTGCAATACGTCCCATAAAGGGCTCGAGAGGCTCTTTTCGTTTGTATTGTTTGATCAGGCCGAAGAGGCCAGGGAAGAGGGCACGATCGTACCCTTGAGCACATAGCGCCTCCGAAGCCTTCAGCAGTTTCCGTAGCATGAGTGCATGCTCTGGATTAACACTATGCACGTAGGCGATATTCCCCTGCAGCACCTGCTTAAATTTCTCGATTTTAAAATCGGTGGGTACTTCCCCCCATCGGAGTTGAATGTCAAGATACTTGTGCTGGTTCAGCTCCCAATACTCTTCCGCAGCCGTGGATATACCGTCTTTGCAGGCATTAAACAACATAGCCCTGAGCCGTTGAAATTCAGTTTTCTCTATACGGGTGATGCTGTTCAACACGATCCCCAGGAATTTCTGATTTCTCTTAGGGTGATTACTGGGTATTACCTGCCACTTATGCCCTTGTATTCTGGCACGATTAAGTATCCTCGTGGTGAAAGCACGATACTCTTTGATAAAATCCAGCGGTATTTCTCCATCCAGGAACAACGCAGCATTATCGCTATACCTGTAGTACTTGTAGGTCATGCGCGGGTGTTGACTAGCTTTCTCATTTAGCCAAGCCATGATCGGCTGATCAATGAGCACAGCCCCAATCAGGTTGGATAGGATGGGGCTGCACGGCGATCCTTGTTGGAGCGTGGAAATCGCTTGACCGCCGACATTGCGTTTGACCACGCAATACCGAGTTACCAACTTGGCCCCCATCTCCGACATACCGAAACCCTGGAACATCTCCACTAGATGCCGGAAGGTGATATGGTCGTAGTATTTCCGGATATCGAACAGCACCTCGTACTTGAACCCGGTACACCCTCTCAGTACCTGGCGGGGATCTTTACCTTTCACATAAGCGAGCATAGGCTCGGTATCCACCTGAGAGTACATGCCTTTGAAAAAGGGTATTAGCTTTTCCTGCACATTCTTTAGGGTGGGTGCTGAATTATAGACGGTCCGATCCTTTATCCTGATCTGGGTCTGCATGGCAACCCGGTTGCGTAAAGCATGGGCCAGAGATTGGGGCTTTATATTGGTTGCGACCGCCAAGTCGTACCAATCTTGGATAACTGCTGTATATCCTACGGTCTTGTCCGAGAATATATCGCTACTGTACCGATCCATTTGAATCGTCATTAGAAGAGTCCTCCAAGTGCGGAAATAGTGTTCAAAACATAATTATCAATTGCCACACCACCTTGCGTGTAGGCCTCCAGCATTTTTCGGTGCACCACACCGCGACTGTAACTCATTTTATTATAGCCTGCCACCGTGGGGTGTGTTACCCATATGCCATTGAAACATCGGTCCACAATGTGTAAACGGTCGTTATCTAATCTGCACCCCCGAGCTCGCGTGGAATACTTATTTAATTTTATACCAATTAATTCAACGCTGTCGTTGTTTTTCATCACACGGATAGGGACCAGCATGTAGTAGTCGCTGGCCAAGTGTGTTAAAGTACGCTTAAATTCGAGAGTTGCGTTAGGGAATATATTAGAGCAGGGCCCGATATCCAATAAGAAGAAAGAGGAAAAGATTTGAGTCAATTTCCTGCGGTTGGCCCCTACGCACCAATCCTTGCGTACAAAGTAGGCTACCCATATTCCACGATACTGGTCTTGCTGTGACATACCAGTCAGCTCAGGGGTTAGTTTCAGTTTGATTAGACAGTCAGGGACTACTGCCTCCTCAATCTCTTCTGTGTCTTGGCCCTCCAGGAGCCTAGGTTTTAGGGACTCTGAGGCTTCGCCTACAACTACGGTGGTTCGGAGCCCTTCCGGGCGGGATAGATCGACCACACCACTTGGAGTGAAGGTAGGCTGGGGCCCGTCGATAATTTCTTCGCTCTCACTGATTCTTGGATCCTCACGATGTTCCATCGCTTTGTCCCTTTCTTAGTTAGTTAGTTGGATTGGTGTTCGGCCATATCTAGGGCCTTCAGAGCTTTTTCCACAGCAGTCGCGTCGTAGTCTCGCTTGTCCTCCTCGTCGGCAATCTCGATCCAGTTCTGCAAAGAAGCTAGAGTCAGCTTCAGGGCCTCCAGCAGGTAAGGAGCGGCTATTATTAGGCTGATGTTCTCTTCCTTCGGTTTAAAATACCCACTATCTGTAAACAGTATCGTTGTTCCATCTGCTGCCTTAATCAATTGGATTGAGGTATCCTCTAGGTTATCCGTATAATCACTGGAGCGTATGATACGCCAGGGTGCCGGGCTGTGTTTCATGGTGTGTCTCCTTATTAGTAGTAGCAAAGCTAGGTCGCAGCGCATAGGTATTTTCTTGTAACAAAAAAAGCACTTAATTTCTAGGGGCCTTTTACCCATTATCTTATGTAACGCATATCGCCTACCCAGTTTAATACTTCATGGATAGAAAGGTCCTAATTATGTCCCAGCTAGAAACTGTTGTTGACCAGTACTCTGACCCATCGCTGCGGGTTCTTTATTGTGCCATGCAGAATATTGACAGTGCCGAGCTTAAAACTGCTCTGGCATCTATTGAGATTGACTACGACAGCACTACCAAATGTGCTGAGGAGCAGTTCGCGCTGTCCCGAGAGCGCTTATTCCCTGTCAATACCCGAGAGAATGTGATTCTCAGTAAGGTGTACTTCGATCAACAGCGGAGTCAGATGTCAGAGAAAACTGCAGCTCTGGCCGAGTCCCGTCTTGATACATACCTCAATCTTCACGACGTACCCGACACCCTGTTCAAATATAAACCCCTGGCGAAAGCCGCTGCGGACCTCGAGCCGGTTTATCTGCTCCCGAAGTATCAGCTGTGCAAGGTTGCATCCGAGGCTGACATGACCGAGGCCGAGTCTCTTTTTACCCGGGAGCATCTCAACTTGCCTCTGCCTGATCGGGTCGAGTTCGCCCAGACCTATGTGAAGCTGGCGAAAGATTACGGGGTTCACCGGTTTTCCCCTACCATCTCAAAATATGCAGCCCTGCTGGACACGGACTTTGCCAACACTAGGTACTTGCTGGAGGCTCGGGCAGCAGCAGCCTCTCGCTCCGGACGTTCCGGGGAAGGATACCTTAAACTGGCCTCGGCCCTCAAGGGGGAAATCACTGCCAGCAAAGAAGAGTTGTCTAATCTGGCTGGAGTAATCCATGCCCTGGATGAAGAGACGGGGCTGTCTAACAGCAAGTATGACCGCAAGATCCCCTGTGCTTTTTCCTCGGTGTTCAATAAGGAAGCTGAGGTGGCGGGCATTGATGACGAAGACGAAGAAGAGCTCGCGGCACTATCCAAAGCCGAAATCATCGCACGGTACGGTAACGGCATTATGGAAGAAGTGGAAGACGAAGAAGGTAACATAGATATCCCCCGGCTAAGGGATTTGATCGTGCGTAGTGGTGGCGAAGTTATCCCGAGCGATGACTCTGTTGATTCAGAGTAAGGACTTACCTTATGTTGAATAACAGTCAAGTATTTAAAAGTCACCCCTCGAAGATCTTTACTCTGCTGGATTCGCAGCTCAGTATAGAAGATAGCCCTTGGCTGACCTGGGAGCCAGAGACGCTTCTACGTCAATTCCCAGAGGTTACTGATACCGCCATGCAGGATAAGCTTCTGGCGGTGCAGGCGGCCGCAAGTAACTTAGGAATGCCCCTCTCTGTATCTACTGCATTTGAAAAAACTATGCACGCATTTAATAATAATGTGTGTGTTATGGATGTCCCACAGCCGGTCTTTATAGAGGAAATACTCTACGGGGTAACTCAACTGAAGGAGTTAGCCAGGCTTATCCACGACGGGGTTCCAGAGTTCATAGGGGAAATTCCTGGGTATGTGGCATCCTGTGGTTATTACTACAATTGGATCTTCCTGCCTACCCCTCTAGCATTTGCCCACGAGATGCTGAATTATATGAACGGTCTTCAGCCGGCGTCAGCTAAATACAAGCTTTACGCGGAGCACATGCAGAGTATTGAAAAAGCGGCCAGGCAATTAGGGGAAGCCCAATTATTGGAGGGGGATTTATCCGCTCTGGATTCCCTACCGGAAGACACAGCCTTATCTATCTTCATCCGAAAGGTTGTGGGAGCCTACGTGTTTGACCCTACGCAAGGGGAATTAGGGGTTTAGCATGAGCAATGTCAGACACGGTTCGGGGGTTGTCGCCACTACGGCCAACCCCTTTTTCTTTAAAGTAATCCCTGCTCTGACCTTACTGTTTATTTTATCGGCATGTGTACCCGTCGGGTTGGATCCTTACCTGATGAGGTACTCTTCTAGCTCCTTCCCGGGTGGTACAACACACGGGATAACCCACCCCGATGAGCTGGTTTCTTGGTACATGGTCGGGTTAAAAGTAACTTTTGAATAAGTCAGGTACCCCCTCTTGGACATCCTAGAACTACCAGGCAAGACATTATCTGATGTAGCCCAGGCTATTTTATGCCTGCAGGGAGAGGGTTATTCCTTGCGGGATTACCCTATGTTTGTGGACGTCTTTAACTCCCCGTATGACCGTATTTTGATGATGTCCGGCCGGCAGGTTTCCAAGACCGTCACCATGGCGGCTAAGATGGTCGCTGAGGCGGTAACTACCCCTCACCTCCCTATAATCTATGCCAATGCTTCCGGCACCCAGACCTCCTCCTTCTCTACGTCCAAACTGGATCCCTTTTTAATTCACAGCCCCGCTGTGTACCATAACATGCTCCGAAAGAAGCATGTTATAAACAACGTCTTTCATAAGCGATTCGATAACTGGTCCGAGATACGACTGAGCTATTTCAGTGAGTCTGCTGACCGAATCCGTGGTAACACCGGGTTCCGCTTCTACCTGGATGAAGTCCAGGACATCCTGTATGACGCCGTTATCGACGCAGAAGAATGCTTATCTGCAGCCAAGACCCCTCGCTTCACATATGCCGGTACATCTAAGAGCATGACTTCGACTCTGGCATTCTACTGGTCTCTCTCCACCCAGAAGGAGTGGATCATTAAATGCCGTGGGTGCGGAAAATGGAATCGTCCGTCCGAAGAGAACATCCACCTGCAGGGCCTGGCCTGTAAAAAGTGTGGGACTCTGCTGAATACTTATGCCGGCAAATGGCATTCATTCCGGGACCCTAAGGAAAAACCCGCCCAATACGACGGGTACCATGTCCCCCAGATTATTCTTCCACTGCATTGCTGCGATATGGCCAAGTGGAAGACAGTTCTTAATAAGTTTGAAAACTACCCCATGTATAAATTCCGTAACGAGGTTATGGGCCTGCCTCACGGAGAGGGTGACAATCCCATCACAGAAGAGGTACTGCAGAGGGCGTGTATCCCTGAGCTTAAAATGGAAGATCGTAAGACTGCAGCTAACTCGACTGGGGCTACCTACCTTACTGCCGGCATCGACTGGGGCGGGAACGGTATCGAGGGTACCAGTCGCACCACCCTCAGTATCTATGCAGTTTACCCGGAAAGAAATCAGTACATAAAAATTTATGGAAAGATCTATGGGGCCGGCGACCCCACCCAACATGTGGAAGACATAGGCATCAAGCTAAACACTTTCGGTGTACATATGTGTTTCGGCGACCACGGTGGAGGTAACTTTGCCATGAGCCACCTGGCAAGTAGAGTGCATTCGACCCGAATAGTCCCAGTCATGTACTCGGATCAGTCAGCCCCCTTTAAGTGGGACGAACGGGCCGGCCGCTACACAGTAAACCGTACTACAATGATCGATGCGTTCTTTCTTGCCGTGCAGAACGGCGAGGTCAAAACATTCCGGTGGGAGGAGTTTGCTCAATTTGCTCCTGATATTCTAGCGGTTAAGGAAGAGACCATAGGCGAAGAGGCCGGTAAGCCCCGCCGTGTCTGGCGACGTTATCCAACCAAACCTGATGACATACTGCATAGCATGGTTTTTGGTTGGTTCGCGTGTAGGATCATGTGCTCCCAGCTGAATTTCTAGCGGCTAGATACCTCTGGAGGGCTAAAAAAAGCAGGGCCCGTAGGAGGTTACCGGGTCCTGCAAATTCTGTAGAACTTCCTGAGTGTCTCATCTGGGACATAGTCCGGGCAGGAGCGTCCAGCGAAGCTGGAAAGCGGATGCCTGGGACGGTGTCAGCACAAGTGTACCCCGCTTCACGGGGCTTGCTGTAGCTAATCAGCAACGAAGTTCTGTACTTTCTACTGCTTCTGCTTTCTGAATAGGGGGACATCTCTGAGTTCTAGGGCAGCCACTCGTGGGCGGTCCGGGCACAGCCCGGAAGAGCCACGAGGGCTGCCAGAGGAACTCAAGATCAAATGCCTGGCTTCACCGGGCTTCTTGTTCCTTAGTCAAGAACAAAGCAGATTTTAATACTTACCTGGTCCTACATAGCACTTTCTGAGTCACTGGACACGGGCCCGCCAGGCGGTTAGCGAGCTGCCGGCGGCGCCGACGGCACGGGGCTTTATCCCGTGCCGATAATACTTGCCAGGCTTCACCTGGCTATCAACTGGTTGGTCGATACAAAGTGCTTTTCGTGCTTCACAGCATAGAAGGGGCGACGGGACGTTCCAGCCTCCTGATGATGTCCGCACCTGGCCAGTGGCCCGGCACATCACCAATCGAACTAGCCCGTATTACCGAGCCGCATTACTCGTTTGCGACTAAGTGTTCTCAGGGTCTCCTCGAGTAGATTATCCCTGTATTAAACTACACCCCTTCTATGCTGTGAAACTGGGTTACGCTTCTCCGTTTCTGTCTCGTTCTATTCCCCTGGGAATAGGAGTTAATGTGCGCGGCTTCACCACGCCACCTGGGTCTTACGGTGATACAAACAGAGATTCTTGTGACAGGGAACTGATCTAACCAATACTACCTCTTACTCTGGACTCACCAGGCGTGCTGCCGGAGGGCTACCTTGCTCGGGGACTCAGTTTTTTCTGGAAAACTGAGCCCCGGCAAGGGTCGCCCGTCCACAATAGAATAGGGAGCTTCGCTCCCCTTGGAGTAGAACCACTCCAACTAAGAGGTGGCTACATGTGGGTCATACTGGCAACATGATCAAGATTGATCAGCGCTTCCTTGGAGTAAGTGTTTCTCACCAGAATATACTTTCCGCGAAGCATTGTCAGGTTACCTGAAAGAACGGAGCCTGAACTCATGTATACGCGAACATTCCGGTTAAGAAATTCCTCAGCCAAGTCATACCCCATAGGATCGAAAGTCTTAGCAGGGCTGCTTTTGTCACCAGACTCCTGAGCAGGTTCGCTCATGGATGTGTTACCTAGACCCGACATTGCATAATCTTTTAACAAAAAAGTGTTTATTTTTAGAAACCCTAATCCTTCCGCTGCATCGGCACAAACAGGTCATACCCGTCGTCATCTTCCGGGTGGTTTATGTCCTCCAGGAAGGTGTCGTTAAACTTGGTACGCCGGTAGGTAAAGGCACCGACCCAGTATTCTTCATGTGCTAGCCCTTTGTCAACCAGATATTTCTTGCGCCGTTTATCCGCGTGCCATACGGCTTCGCTGGCATTTCTGCAGAAACCCAGGTAGGTGGCCCCGTCCACCAATGCACTCTTCGGGACCATGCCGGCCTCTTCCATAGTCTTGGCATCACAGGGCTTGGTTTTGAGCAGGATACGGAGGGCTAATTCTTTGTCTCGGTCTCGGTCAGTTTCCATGATCATCCTCTATAATGTGTGTCATTTATAGGTCCTTTGGCTTTAGCCACTCGAAGTAGCAGCTGCGGAATTCAACGAGAGGTATACCGAGAATTTCAGCGGCTCGGCTCTGAGTTATTTCCTCGTGGTCATAAGCCCAGATGACGAGCTCTGTTAAGACCTCCCGGTCAACACGAAGCGAGGATAGGTTCAGCTCTTGTTCCATTCTCCAGGTACAATCAGACAGGTGTCTCGTCAACTCCCCGTTAATTTCAGGGACTGACCGGCCACAGGAAGCACAGCAGTTATACGGATTGCGTCCTCCTATGGGTACCGTGGGGTAGTTGAAATAATTCATAAGTCAAATCTCACTTTGTAGTATTTATTCCCGACTTTGGCTTCTGACGGCCCCACCCAGGATGCCGGTATAAGAATTCGCTGGCCCTTCTTGCGTGTGTACTTCTCTGACTTCAGGGTACGCCAGTGCCTACGGCGCTCGTGCGGAGTAGGGGTTCCGCGAGTGCCTGGCGTAGCCTGGGGCAGACCCAATTTTTGCCTGACTTCGCCGGCAGGCAGGATAGTAAAGTGGGGTCTATCATGGCTGCGGGTCACCCGGCCAGTCTTGGTCTGGCGCGGTTTTATCGGGGAGGCTTCAACGACAAAAGAGTGGGGTTGGTTAAAGAACAGGACTTCTTCCAAGGCAGTTATGGAGTTTTTTAACCCTGCCTCTACGATCCTTTGGGATAAAGGTTGCGAGTACAGTTGGTCTTTTTCTGCATGGAAGCTGATCCCATCTTCCCCAAAATAATAGATCTCGTCAATAAAACCCTCAATCTTATAGGATTGTTCTGCGGGTTCTATTCTAAGTACTTCCCCGAAGGAAACTACGTAGTGTTGTGCTGTTATACCGCTCTCCCTGAGTCTGGCCCGGAGAGGCCGGTACTCGACAGGATCATTGAACTCTTCGGCGTCTGCAGAGGTGTCCAGTATTTCAATGAATTTCCTATGCCCACTCATACCTAATTGATCTTTTTCAGTATCCATGAGGAGCACTGCACTGGCTGAATCTTCGATCACGATGCAGCTAAACGGCAGGAAGAATTCCTCCATCTCCTCCCGGGTATGGGTTTTAGTCAGAACTTCGTGGGCCCTTCCTGGGAAGTCAAAGATCTTGGCCGATTCCAGGAGGGGAATTAGATCCGGTCGGTGGCGCTCGGCGAAACCGGCTAGTTTGTCGAATAGCATAAAGAGTCCTCATAAGTTATAGTTAGTACCCCAGTATATATATATATCTAAGTGTACTAAGACTTCAACTTCTTTGTAACTCATTTCCTGGATAGTACAGACTGCCTCGTACTTAGCGACACCCCTAATACTAAACTCCAATATAAGACCTTCCAATTGCAAAGTAACAAGCCATGAGGACACTTTAGCTATTAGGGCTAACCAAGTACGCGGAGTTATCGAGCAACATCTAAACTCTTCCAGTACCTCTTCTATCCTTAACACTGCGGCACTAACCTCATCCTATCCTCCCCTGGTTCCCTCTTCTTAAACTTTCTAATCGTATCCTCGGTCCCACCTTTACGGTCCTCGGCTACGCAGGCAATTAGGTAATCCGATGTGTCGGCAATAGGGGTGTTCCGGGCCAGTAACACTCGAGCGGCCTCCCATTTGCGGGGCTTAGCCGGATCGATGTCGTCCCAATTAGGTTGAAAGATTTCCTTACCGAAACCGTACTCCTTGGCGAACTCCTCGGCGAATCGATCCCCACCACAGGGTTCATATTTACCCGTTTGGGGGCCACGGGCTACGCATCCTCCGGAAACCATGCAGATGTCAACACCCTCAGGGAGCTCTGCCAGTAGGGCCAGGAGGACTTCCCGGGTGGCCTCTTTGTCGGCCGGCGAGTTGCGACGGCGTGAACCGACCATACCTATTCTGATTATCATGTTTTACTCCATGCCGTGGACAGATCCCGCAATGTATCTTCCTTGGTCTTTTCGAAGATAACAGCCAGGGCGGTAGATAGGTCCCAAACACTCATTGACCGACCGAGGCCATCCCGGTAATCATTGCAGCGCTTAATAGCTTCTTCATATGTAACAGAGTTATCCATGATTAGGCTCCTCTAGGTCCTAGTATTTTAATCAGATGATTGGCCTGGTAAACTGCATCAGCTAGTGCATGGTGTGCGACCCCAGCCTCAGAATGATCCGCAACAATGTCAGGATACATTGCCCTAACTGTGCGGTAACAGCGGTCGCCTTTGTACGTCCATGGTAACAACAAACCTACAGCTTTGTACGCTGAGGCCAGTACGACGTTATCGAACGTGGCTCCGTTGCCCCAGATGCAGAGGTCTTTCCTGTCCCCACACTGTTGTAACCAGGCGGTGAAGTCTATCAGGGCATCGATTAATGGGCCACCATTTTTAGAGATCGCAGCCCGTGCTTCGTCGCCCTGCTTTAGCCACCAGATTATAGTGCTGGAGTCCACCTCCAGGCCCGCCGTGACACTGCTCTCCAGGTCTACAACCCGGTAAAAGGTCTGTCCGAGCAAACCCGCACTTAGGTCCATCTCCACGGCACCGATAGCTATGATGGCCGCACGGGGTCCGTTACCCATGGTTTCCAGATCGATCATAATATGGTTCATTACTTAGGCTCCTCGATGTCAAATTTTTCCAGGTGTTTGTCCACATAGTAATTATTCACCCACGGTCTCTCATCCTCACCGTGGTCTTCCACGATCTCCTTAAACAGGTCTTTATACTTGTTACGGAAAATAACTGCCGGGTCTTTAAACCCCCCGCGCTCTCTCCAGTCCAGCCGGCTCGAACTACCAAAAAGAAGCCTGTTGAGGATGTTGGTTTCCGGGCAGACAAAACGGAACTCTCCCGTGTTCCAGTAGTCTCCACCCGTGCACCCATGAGGGCTGGTGTACCAGTAGGTCTGAACTCCGACCAGGTCTTTTATTTTATGCATCTTACCGCAGGCTTCGCATTTGATTGTTTTCTTAGCCATGTCTTTACGGATTAACGCCTGGCACTTAGCCCGTTCTTCGTCTAGCTCTGCTAAGCGCTGTTTTAAGGCTGTCATGGTCATCCTTTCACATTGATTAACGGGCGTATATGGTGCACCACCTTGACCAGGTCCTTTTGCATCTCCATAACGTCGAAGATATTCTTATACGCCATGGGGGCCTCATCTAGGGTACTCTCATCCACCTTTGCGACAACCCCCGACATAGTCATAGCAAAGTCTTCGAGGTTTAATTCCCGGTTTGCCTGGGCGCGGCCCATGACCCGACCGGCCCCGTGCGACGAGGACCACAGAGCTTCCGGCTCCCCTGTCCCACATACGATAAATGACCCATCCCTCATGTTCCCCGGGATAACACCCAACATGCCGTGCTCTGCATGGGTGGCCCCTTTGCGGTGAATCCATAAGCCGTGTTCAAAGACCGCGTGGTTATGGTTACGATTAATAACGGAGTCCCAGATAAAGCCAGCTCCGATGGTTGATTGGAAGATGTTTTCGACTAGGTCAAGCATGAGGAATCGATTTGAGAGAGCATATTCTAAGGCAAAATTCATGTCCTGAATATAATCTCGTCCAAGTTGGGAAGAGGTCTCCAGGGCATAGAATCCCTCCTTGGCTTTGCTTGAACCGGAAGCTATCTTCATGTAGGCTTCAGCCAGGCCATGCCCAAACCCTCTGGAGCCAGAGTGAATAATAACCCACACTCGTGACTCCTCATCATAACCTACTTCCAGAAAATGGTTGCCAGAACCAAGCGTTCCCATCTGGGCCTCAGCCTTGCGTCTTACCCAGACTTCATCAGCCAGCTCCGTGCGGGGCAAATCAGCCATACCCACCAAATTAAGGAGGGAACGGCTGGTATGCCCCTGTCCAACACCGCAAGGCACTCGGTCGTAGATTCCGTCGAACAGAGCTTGAGCTTTGCCTTTGACGTCGTCCACGCTAGCCTCAGTACGGATAGCGCAGACCCCGCAGCCTATGTCGTACCCCACAAAAGCCGGCACGATCACACCGTCCGTGGCTATGACACCTCCAATAGGGAGAGTGTACCCTACATGGGCATCTGGCATAAGGGCACCACTGACAGCCCAAGGCTGCTTCAGTGCATCGTAAAATTGTGATAGAGCTTTGCCATCCAGAGTAGCCGGGTCGGCGTAGATTTTATGTGGTTTCATTATTCTCCTCCCGAGCCAAACTTCTTTTGTAACCTGTGGTACTCAGCCAATTCTTCCTTTTTCTTTGCGGCAGCAGTGGCATCCGCCTTGTCCCGCTTGGCCTTTGCCTTCAAAGTCTTAAGCTCCGCAAATGCAATGTCGGGATTGATAAAGAAACCAATAGGAATATTCAGCGTCATAGGGTCATAACATCCCATACACCCGTCAGATCCATGGAAGTGAATTGAGAAATCACTAATCTGCCACCAGTCTGGGTTATTGAAATTAATCCCGGCCTCTTTCACCCATCGGTAGAAGATTCCCCAGATGTAATCATCAAGCTCGTCCTGCAGCTTCACCAACAAGTCTGCCTTCGTGCTGAAGTCTTTCATATCAGGCCCACCCCTCTTCGACCCGCTCCAGAGCGTTTAGTACTTCGTTGATGTCACTAACTGCGATATCCAAACGACGGATGGCATCCTTAGTGTTCTCGCAGTCTTCTGAGTCCGCCAGTTCTTTAACGATGAAGGCCAACAAAGTATCCCCGCACTCCCTCAAGGTATGATCTAGTACTTCCTGCTTTGTGATACTCAGGAGGTAATCGAATTCCCCACCGCAGTAGGACTCGAGGGCGATACGTTGGGCAGGGTTGAATAGTGGTTTCATCTCAGTAATCTCCTAGTTCCTGGGAAATGTCCAGTGCAATGTACTCCTCGAAGGACCAGGTCTTAGCCCTGATCCTTATTTCCAGGGTCGGGCAGTACACGTAGATACCGGGATGCTCGGTATGCGAAAGGTTAGAACTGATCCCATACCCGGTCGTTCCCAAGACGTCATCCTGGATCATCTCACAAAAGATGATGCGAGCCAAGTAGGAAGAGTCACCCCAACGACTCTCTCCACGTTTCATGGCAGCCTGAAGGACTCGAGGCAGATTGCACCCGCCCCAATGCGAGTAGAAATAGATACCTGGGTCCTGTCCGTGCTTTACGCAAATGCAAGCTCTGTCGCCCATGATTAC